AATGAATAATTCCTTCATCGTGTGCTTGTACAACTTCTGGTGGAAGTAAAAATCTACGAGAAATATCTTTGCTAACAATCCCTGCCATATAATCACGCTGAGTATTTAATATTTTTGAGTTCTTATTGGAATTTTCAGTATTCCAATATTCGCTTTCACCATCTAACAGTTCATCAATCTCGGAATCTGTTGTATTCTCATTTTCTCTCTGAAACTCACGAATACTTCTATATCCCTCGTATGCTTTTGCAGTAAGTCTCTGCTTCTTAGTAATCAATTTATCATAAACCATTGATTCAATATCAGAGATGCTTACTTCTTCTTTGTTTTTACATTCCTCTTCAATCTCGTCTGCAATATCTTCTGCAATCTTTTGTTTTACAATACCTGAACCATTTTTCATTGCTTTAAGAATTGCTACTGAGATTTTTGATTTATCAAAATTAACTTCTGTACAATCTCTTTTAATTACTTTTGTCAATATATATCCTCCTATCTGTTTCTCATAATTCCATCCAAATTATAGTGGCTTAGAAATTCATCTAATTCATCAGAAGTCTCAGGATTACCAGCTAAGAACTCTTCTACATCTTTGCCGATGGTTGGATTATTGTTCCATACTGTCACAATGTCACTCAACACATCGTATATACTTCTAAATTTGTCATCATCACATGGTTTTCTTGTTTCAACACCAAGTGAATTGATATACTCTTCTGCTTTTAATAAATCGTTTGCCATTGCTGTTTTTACTTCATATTCTGCTTTACTAACGTTCATTTATCTCCTTTCTCGATTCCATAAGAAATCAACCTTTTCACCTACTCTTGATCAAACCACTTGCATATCACTGCTGTTTGATAAGGTAATCTGCCATAATTATCAACTATACAATCAGCAAGTGTTTCCATCCCTTGATTTCTCGCCTTTAACTTCTTGTTACGCTTTTTTACCTTTTTAACGGCATCTTTCGTAGTATATATAGACATTATTCGATTATTAATTTCATGTTTATCTACCTTTAAATAAATAGACTTAAACTCTGGGAAGTACGAAACTAATGTATGTAACTTTGCCATATCTTCTACTATAACAACTTTATTTCCACCAGCATAATCAGAATATTTAGTTCCGATATAATTAATGCCATCATTTGTTTCAAAAGCCTCCCAATATAGGAACTGCTCACTATCAATCATTTCACAAAATTCTTTGTCGCTAATATGATAGTTATTATCGTATCCGTAATCAGGAGTTGTCGTATAATATCTAATGGTATCGTATCCCATAGTCAATAATTCATTTAACACAGTATGTCTACCACTACATTCTTGCCCTATTAATGCAATGCTCATATACATTCCTTTCTTATATAATTCTCTCTGAGCACAAATTCAGAGTCCAATAAGTTGTTGAGTCATCATAGTTGCGGTAATCTACTGCCATCTGATAATCTCTAATACTGTATTCTCTGTTTCCATGTGTTGCGGTTATCATATGATCAGGTCTACTCAATAGTTCTTTCGCTAACTCATGGCTTGTCATATATTTCACTACTTAACTAAACCTCCTAAAAAATCATTAACATCATGCCAATTTTTACATCTTATACCTTGCCAATCTTTGTTCCATGTATATATATCTCCAAAACATATATTAATCATTGCATTTGATGCGATTAAATTATTGTAAGAATCATCAATGAAAATACCATTACTCATATCTATATGTCCTTTATTTTTATATTGTTTCAAATTAACTCCTATAAAATCACAATAAGGTAAATTCTCCTTAATCCAAATTGATTTACCATATAGATTTGGACTATAACCAGCAGAAACAATACTTATCTTATAAGTTTCTTTCAGTTCATCTAATATCTCCTTCGCCCAATCCATATAAGTAATATATCGGAAAAATCTTGGCTGATTAAAATATGAATCAATATACGATGGTTTAGCACAATTACACTCTTCAAAATTCCATGTATTAATTTCCCACCAATCAATATGCCTAAAATTTTTATAGTATTTAAAATCTTCATTATACATCTCACATATGGCTTTAATCGTATTAACTATGCACCCATCAGTCATAATCGATATACAAATCACGTATTCGACTCACTAAAATCACCTCTTCTTTATATATAATATTTTACAAAACAAAATCTTTAATATCTTGATAGAACTTATCCAATACGGATAGATCATCAGAATGAATCTTTATTTTCACTGGCTTCGAAATATCCAAGCTGAAGATACCAAGAATTGATTTTGCATCAATGACATACCTACCCTTAATAATATCTATATCTTCTTCATAACTGAGCGCAATTGCATTTAATTGCTTTGCTCCATCAATGGTATCTAATTCAATCCAATACTCTTTAAACATATTTACCTCCTTACCATAGTTTTACAACCTGTCCAATGGTATACATCTCATCAGGTGCTTTTGGCAGTTCAAACTGCTTACCACATTTCATGCACTGACATGTATATTTATGTTCACTCTTTTCACATCTGATTATTTTGTAAGATTTATGCTTACAGAAACTCTCAAACATCTTTCTCTCACCACCTCTAAGCTAAATGCTGCTCATATAATATAATACTTTCGACTTTTCCAATTGCTTCTGATATATCTCCATTGTTGTCTACATGATATGAATGTTTTGGATCAATATTAGAATAAATCTTATTAAACTCTTCCTCTTCTTTTATGTAATTAGCTTGCCAATTATCTGCTGTAGACCTTTTCTTCGATCGAAGCTGTAACTGGTCAGTATCACAGTCAATCCAAATGTCAATCAACTGTAGATTCGGAATATTTCTTGTCGTGTTAATTAAGTCTGAATAACCACTGGGATTAATGATATATAAGTCAGAATTCATTAACTGCGACTCTGTTGCGAAAGAACAATAGCCTGATCTTTCTGTGTAAGCAACCATGTCATTCATATATTTATTTACATCGTCAGCAGAAATAAATGTGTGATCACAATGTTTCCCAACTTCATTCTTACGTCTTGCTCTTGTCGTATAAGATTTCAAGACTTTTAACTTCATATCTTTTGCAACTGCACTCACAATTGTTGATTTACCAGATGCAGTTCGTCCAATAATACAAAACACTTTATGCATATGTGTATACCTCCTTACCAGTTAACCGCAATGTCAATTTGATTTGGATTGCTGTCAGCAAATCCACCAGTATCAACGACAATTGCAGTTCCTAAACTTGTTTCTACTAATGATCCTCGTGGATGAATATCAAGATTTGCTGCACACATAATATAATTCCCAAGCATTTTACAGCCATCTTCTCTCACCCAATATTCATCAGTGTTCCCCATATTTCTCATAATAGATACACAGCCTGACATATCTAAGTTGTAATATGTTTCTTTATTACCATTGTAGTAATTTACTCCCTTGGAAGCTGTCAGCACACTATCTGAGTTATATGTTATTTCTATATTCTCTTTTTCAATTGTTGTTGGAATATCATTTATGATTTCTGTTTCAATTGTTTCTTCAATTTTAATTTCAGAAATGCCATAATCTTCTATTTCGATAATTCTTGGCTCATTAGATACTTCATAATCCGATACTGGATTAGAATAAATAAGAATTGGTTGAATGTCATTATTTGGATCTTCAATGATAAGATCGACTTCTTTTGACGATTTGTTATATGTCTGATCTGCTGCTTTATTCACATGATGTAAAACAATAATATTTACAATCAATAGAATAATTACAACCATTAACATCACACAATACAATGTGTCTCGTTTTAATATTTCTTTTAACTTTCGTATAAAAATAAAATTCCTCCTTTACTTGCTCGATTGTTTGAAAACTGTTCTTGCCAAAATAAACGTTAACCAAATGCCTGTGGACACAGACCATCTAAATGTCCACCCAAAACATAATGTAACAAGTTTGATGATGCCACAAGTCACAATCCAACTTATAGCATACGCAAGTATTATAATGATAATAACCACTTTTAATTAGTTGTAAGATGGTTCTGTTTTATCGGTTCTCACAATTTCGAAAATAGGGAACTGAACTGAAATTCCACCATCTTTATTTTTAGTTTCTGCTTTGAATTTAATTTGCACAATTTTCCCTATAATCTCATCAGGATTATTCCAATAATAATCTCGCTGCTTATCTGTAAATCCAGATCCTACACCAAGCTCATGCCCTTTATAATCACATTTAATTAATCCCAATGTACCTTTATATTTACCATCGCCCTCAATAATTTCAGTACAACGAATATCGGAATGCTTAAATGACTTGATTTTAAGAATCCCGTTGTTGCGTTTATTCTTCCATTTAGTATCTTTATTAAGCATAAGACCTTCCCAACCGTCTTTATCTGCTTTATCAAGTAATAATGGAATAACTGATTTATCAGTTCCTTCATATATAATAGGTACAACTTCAAGATTGTCGGTATTCAGTCTCGAAATGGCTACAGTAAGAGGGTTAATTAACTGAGTTCTGCGTTGCCGATACGTCAATTGACTTTCACCATGTATAAACTCTTCGACTGGGAGTATTTCATAAATTACAAATTTAATACAAGATTTATCAGAATCATCAGAATTGATAATGCCAGTTCCTAACTGGAAATTATCATTATCAGAAAGGTTATCATAATTTTTACGAATTAATTCTCCATTAAGAAAGAAATTATCTATATTAGGAAGTCTTTTAAGGTCTTTGATTATATGATCAAGTCCTGTAAATGGCTTACCTTGTCTACTTATCAATTGTCCGTGTTTCCATCCGGCATTAGATCCGTTAAGTTTTTGAGATAGAGCAAACCACTCACCATCTTTAGGCTCGTTCTTTTCAGAGATAGGATAAGCTTGCTGTACGTCCCAAGATGGGATTAAGCCAGGAATAACATTATTGACGACTTTCTTATCACATCCAAGACGGAATTTCTTTGTAATTAAGTCTATGTAAAAACTACGATATTCTTTAGGTTGCTCATTGATAAAACTTTGTATCATTGAAATATCATAATCTGTTCCTGTATTATTAGTTTTCAAATATTGTATAACATCTTCAAATTCTGCCAAAATATAATTTGATGGATGAACTTTCTTAGAAATTTTCTTGGTAGACAAACCAGTTTGTATATTAGAATCACATAGAAATTTTAAACATTTCTTGAATAATTCATTATCTTTATTGTCATTGATAATCACTTTCTTCTCATTTAAACTGCTCGTAGATTGTATCTGTTTAAATAAACTAATTACTGTTTCCATCGTCCACCTCCTCTCCACAATATTCTTTTAAATATGTAAGCATCTTATTTTCCTCAATGAAAAACGGATCAATTTTCTTGTCGCAAGATACCCATCCAAGAAAATTCATCATAAGTTGTCCGTATCTCCAATCAGGAAAATATTTCTTCCATATTCTATTTAATTCTGCTGTAAATTTATCTATACGTGCTAGATTTCTAATTATGATCGCCTCCTATGAAATGAACATTTATTTAGTTCTGAATCGACAAAACATAATCTCTTGTGATCTCTTTGTGAAATTCTGTAATCTGTTTCATAACCTGTTCTGCCCACTCTTTTACCTCTGGATTAGCACCGCCATCAGCGCAACGTTCTCTAAATACATGTCCCCATTCACATAGATTAATCTTAGAGATAAAATTACTTGGAATTCCTAACATATATAGACCACGTTTTACGTCCTTGTTATTCTCGTATTCTTTTAATACATAACCATTTGTGGATTTAACATATGTTTTTCCTTCATATTCAATCTCATTTGGCAGTTCATATCCTAAACTCTTGCATACCTGTCCATCTGTAAGGACTTTATCTTTATAAAAATCAGACACTTCACCATCTGCGAAAGTTGCTAATCTTGTACTACTTCTAATAATTCGATTCTCAAATCTACGTGCGTGGCTATCAAGATCGTCCTGCCCAGCCCTATGCATCCCCTCTGTCATAATTTCAATATCTAAAAATCTAAGAACTGTAATATGTCTTTTACCCATACGAAGTAGCATACCAAGCCATTTATTAAACCTTTCGAGATTCTCACTATCCTGCTCTTCACGCAGTCTTCCATTGTTATCCAATACAGAATCACAAACTTCTTTGATCTCTTTGTCTAATTCAGGTGTCCAAGTTCTTTTACTCATAAACATTGAAACGAATGCCCCATAAAATCCTGTAATACTTGTTACTGTTGCTTTCAATTTTATTCCTCCTTTTCAAATCCAATGAAAGTCCAATTTACTTGGAAATTTCATCTCGAATTTCGCCTTATTTTCAAGGCTTTTCTTACTTGAATGACCAGCAATAATCAACAAACCTGTCAAAATTCATCATTATTTGGTCATAAACATCAATCTTAATGTCATCTGCTCGTCCAGTCCAAGATGATAAAATTATTTCATATTCACATTTAGACCACATATAATACATAAGATATTTTTTTAAACAATCTGCAAATTCATCTCTTGACAAATTTTCTTGTAATAACTTATTAACTTTTTCTGCAAAAGTACCATGATTAAATACGTTCCATTTAATAATTTTTTGTGCATTAGAGTCATGATAATAAACATACCATTCTATAAGAATCACCTCCTGGCTATTTATTCTCTTTTTATTTGTGAAATGATGAGCGAATTGCTCTAAGAAATGCAACGAAAATTATGAAATCGCAGCAATGAAATAATGGAGTCTTGTTATTTTTCTTTTATCCACAGTGCCATTTTATCGTCAATATATTTCTCGTAATTAACTCCTAGAAATCTTGTGCTTTTGCATACAAATGGGCATAATTTATTATTGTCTTTCTTCATCACATGAAATGTGACATCCATATTTGTTGGTTCAAGATTGCAGTGTGTCGTCACTCCATATTTTCTCTGTACTTTTGATGTATATGGGCATTCATAACAATGCATAATTACCTCCAATCTTCCAAAGAAACTGTCGTTTATTTTGTTTCGTATTTAGCTTTTAATCTTTCTAATTCTGCAAGTTCTTTTTGTTTAATTTCTTCTTCTTCTTTTTTTATTCGTTCTAGTTCTTTACATGGTGCAGCAAGTTTATAATTCATTAATTGAATACTATCATCTGTAATTTCCCCATCGACATAAGAACGCAATTCAGCTAAATAATCTTGAGCTATTTTTTCTGCTAATTTTCTGTTATCACGATCTATATTAATAGTAAAACATAACCAGTCATTCATAGCATATATGCCTTGTCTTACGCTATTACGATGTAAATAATCGTCAATATAACAAGTATATCTCTCAGGTTCTTCTCTCATAATCCAGTTCCATTTGTTTGTATAATCACCACGATCAAACGTAACTTCATGGCAATATTTTAAGGAGACTTTCGATAAATCTTTTTTATCAGTTAAATCTTTTAATGGTTTTACATAGTAATCACCATTTCCACATAAACAGCAATATTTTTCTGCGTCTTGATGATTATTAAAATAACCGACTATATACCAATCACTATAACAACCACTAAATACTCCATAAACCATATTTGTACCTCTCTTTCATATAAATGACGGACAATAAATCCGTCTTTCCCTGGCTTTTTAAGTCTCTGAAACGCCCTATTTATGGGCATTCCAGAAATCCTCCACTGTATTATTCTCTACAGTTGAGCCAATAAACTTCTTACTGGCTCTCTACTCATATTTTCTTTTGCCCATGAGATATAACTTGGATCTGACTGAGCAACATCAACAAGCTTCTCGCCACTGTGTTTTCCAAAGTTCAAAACATAATCCTCTAACTTAACGACTTCCTTTTTTGGTACTTCAAATCCATCAAACAGAACTTCAATATCTTTACGACTTGCAAGGTAGTCTGCTAAATGTAAAATTGTCTGATATTTGTTTTTAGGCAATGGCAATACCATTGAACTTCTTTTATCAGCATTCCATGCACCCATATGGCTCTCGATTGTAGTTGCAATCATTTCGATTTCTTTATCAGGGAGTTCATTGCCTTTTAACCCACGAATAACATTGGCTGCTAAAAGAGGATGATCAAACTTTGTATATTTATTTTTTGTGAAGTCATCATCATTTCCGCTTTTTCGTGAATCATGCATCATTCCTGCAACTCTCATTAAATCTTTCTCTCTTTGAGTAAAATTCTTACCAAAACAATCAACCGCAAAAATATGATTTAAGAATCTTACCAAAGCACATGTATGTCTTGCTAATCCTAAATCACCAAGAGCATATTGAGGATGGTATTTTCCCGTACTTGACGCACCCACATTCCAAAAATAATCTGGGATTGTTTCAATACATCTTTCTGCAAATTTTCTAATATCTTCTGACTCAATTGTGTTTAAAATCGAATCAAAAATGTTTGACTTACTATTCATATATTCTCCTATTCTGCTTTCATAAATATCTGAAGCATTGTTTTTCTATCAAAATTTTCCTTCTTTTTAAGTGCATTATTTACTGTACGAATCTCTCCAAGGTGATAACATTTTTCTTTTGCTCTACTTTCTCCTACATATAACAAATTGGAATTCAACATGAATGTGTGGGCTTTAGGTGTAATTAAAACAACCACCTTAAACTGACCACCCTGAGATTTGTGTGTGCTGATAGCATAAGCCAATCGAATATTTTTCATAGAACTTTTTGGGATATAAATAAGCGTTCCATCATAATCAACAACCATTGCATCTTTTAGAATTTTTACAACTCTACCAGATTCACCATTAGCAATAAATGTTGTATTTTTATCATCAATATATTCCTCGTTATAGATGATTGCTTTGTAATCATTAGCATAGTTCATTACAATGTCATTCAATCTAAATTCTGTATCTCCAAATGTAATTTTCGCTTTTGGATTAGAATTAACTGCGTTTTGTATCTTCTTATTTAATGCTACTGTTCCATAATCACCTACGTTATAGCAAGACAATACTGCAATATCATCAACAGAATATCCTTTGGATAATAATGTCTGATAAAGTTTTACAGTATATCCAACAAGTTTATCTTGAAGAATCGGCATAAATATATATGACTGATCTTCGCCAAACACTTGCATACCTGTTTTGGTCTTATCTAAATATTCAGTACCAGTTCGTGTATCTGTAGCAACAGTAGATAAACCACCTTTGCCATAACGGAATACCTTATCAAGCGTGATAGTAGGAATGTCATCGCATTTCAACAAATCATAAAGTACATTACCAGCACCAACAGAAGGAATCTGTGCATCATCACCAATAAGAAGTAGTTTTGTTTTTTCAAAATCTATAGCTTCAAGCAATTTTCTAAATAAGAAAATGTCTACCATTGAAAACTCATCCACAATTACTACATCATATGGTAATTTATTCTCTTCATTAAATCCCCAATCAGCAGGTGGCATATACATAAGACCTCTATGAATTGTCATAGCATTTTCATTTGTAAAACCTGACAGTACCTTTGCAGCTCTACCAGTTGGTGCTAAAAGTAAATGCCTTTTGTTATAAGCATTTAACATATTTACAAATGCCTGTGTACTTGAAGATTTACCACTACCACCATATCCAACAAGAAGAACAATGTTATTTTCACACATATATTGTGATGTTTTACACTGATTCTCAGTTAATTTAAAACCATCAAGTTCCTGAAACTTTGAACAATCACACTCCCATTTTGTATGTATCTGCAATCCCTCTTTTATTCTCTCTGCTATATATTTCTCTGTTTCATATGTTTCTTTCTTACATACACTTAATAATTCTCTATCGAATATTACATCATTATCACCTTTAAGAATAAGTGGCAAGTTGCTTTTTGCTTCTGGCACTAATACATCAAACTGTTTTTTCAAATCACCAACATGTATATATGTATTACCATTATTTTCATTCTCATCAAGTAGATAATCTACACAAGCTTTCGCTCTCTGATATGATGTTATAAGATCAAATCCAAAGAACAAAACTGGCTTTTTCCCTTTCTTCTGACATTCTTTGCCATCCTTATCTAATGTCAACAATAGGGAATCAGCAGTTTTAAAACCAATCCCTCCTAACCTACAAAGACACTGATATGGTTCTTCTCTAATAACTTCCTTGATTTTGTCAACAGAAGTATATTTGTCATACAGTTTTTTTACTGTTGAAAGATTAAATAATCCTCTGAATTCTTCTACAATCTCAGCTAATTTGAAATTCTCTATGACTTTATTCTTAATAACATTGAATGTATAATCTTTAATACCTTTTGTTCTTGATAAATCAATGCCATCTAATCTGTTATTCATTATTCTATCTACGATGTCTGGATATGCTTCTAATAACACATCTGTCTGATTTGGTGTAAGAATTTCATATAAGAAATTTCGTGTCGCAGCTAATGTAGTAGGTTTCTCTCTTTTAATATTGATTACATCGTATCCGACTCCATGAGAATCGGATACCTCCTTTGCTTTTACAATGTAATCAACTCCAAGATTGAGTTCTGAAATATTACCTTTAATAGTTGCTGTGCCATATTTGCCAATCAATACATCAGGATATTCAAATGAATTAACAGAAACGCCATATATTTTGAAGTCAGTAGAATTATATACAAGTCTTTCAGGTACACATTTAAACTCAATTATTTTATCCAACTTTACATCTCCTTCTAATATACGTCCCACTTCTTTACTATTCTCTCTTTTTCATCTGTTTTAATCCAATCGCCACCAACCCTTTTCATTTTATTTCTCTCACCAAATTCTTTTACATTGATGACATTTCCTGCTATAAATGGGGATTCAATGAATGACTTTCCAGAAGTGATTTTTGTTTTAAGATATTCACCATCTCTCATGTTATAAAGCATAAGATACGGTTTTGTTTTATCCTTATAGAACTTACACTCAAGAACATAATACATGTCTTTTGGTGCTTTTGGATTTTTGTACATTATATTTCCAAGATATTCTTGCTCATATACAATCTGTTCTTTTATTGATAATGGCTTATTCTCTAAACCGCTTATCATAAGTTTAATAAGTTTGTCTTTATCAACATTGCTATACTGTTTAGGTGTCTCTTTCTCTGCACATTTTCTTACATCTTCTTCTCTAATGTTCAGTGATGCAATTTTATCTTTTTTCAATGTCTTACATTTTCCTAACAAATTATACATATCAATAATTGACAACAAATATTTATTCTTGCCAAACTCAGAAAAGAAATTTAGTGTCGTAAGAATATGTAATTGTCTATCATCCACAGATGTTTTTGAAATAATATCAGAAAGTAAATCGACAAAATTATCATAATGATTTTTAGATAATTCATATAATTCATCTGCAATCTGATCATTACAATATTTTATAGAAGAGATTCCTTGATAAATGGCATTTTCGTCTTTATCCATGAAATACTGTGCTTTAGATTTGCCAAATTTTATTCCTTTGATTTCTATTCCCTGCGATTTGATATATTCTTTGATGTTTGACATTTTTTCATTATTGTCTACATAAACATTCAACGCTGATGTTAATAGCTCAATCTTATGATAATATCTTAACCATCCAATAAATAGACCTATCATACTATATGGAACGGAATGATTTCGTGAAAACAAATAATTAGATGCATCTTCGATTACTACCAAGAATGACTTTATAGCCTCTCTTGCTTCAGCTTCGGTCATTCCATACTTCTCTTGTGCAATTGCAATAAATCCTGGAATATATCTATCATCTTTATTACCGTGAATATCTACCATATATCCACCATTTTCAATGATAGGTATATCTGCTTCAGTACCTGTTTTTTTAGCAAAATGTCTACGGACAATATCTGCCTGCCCCATAGTAAAGCCACAGAAATCATGTAAGAAATCAATAATCTGTTCCTGATATACTAAATAACCAAGCGTAGGTTTCAAGAAATTATTAAGTGCTTCGTTGCCATTATCTTTGTAAATACCATTGAATAACTGTTCTCTATAAGATTCACCTGCTGGTCTAATAGCACCACTGACCATAGCCATTACATCAAGATATGAGATATTATCATTCTGTGCTTTAATATTCTCCAAAGTTTCCTTACTAAGTGTTCTTTTTAATGAATCACTTGCAAAACCACTTTCAAACTGGAATATCAATGTAGTATCTTTTGCTATTGAGTTAATAACATTTTCATCCGAGAAATTAACTTTATCAGGTGTTAAATAGTCTATACCTGCAAGTTTGCAAGCACCATCAATTAGTCCAACAGCATTTAATCCTAACAAATCTAACTTTACATAATTTAAAGAATCAATTTCGTGCATATCTATTTGGCTTACAGGACGTGGATCTGATGTAATAGACAATGTTCCAAAATCATATCTTATATCTGTAGGACTACAAACAATTCCTGCTGCATGTCTACCAAGTGATGTAATTGTTCCAATTACCATATCAATATATTTAAACATTTCTGGATATTGTTCTCTGATTTCTTCTGGCATATAATCCTTGCCTTTATCATCAGTTTCTACCATATTTGATAATTCTTGTGTTTGATCAGGAGTCATCCCATATGCTCTACCGACATCTTTTATCGCTGCTTTTAACTGAATTGTATTAAAAGTAATAATGTTGCAACAATACAAACCTTCCTTATTAAATAGATACTCTCGCACTTTATATCTATCTTCTGCGTAAATATCAGTATCTACATCCGCCAATGACATTCTTTCAGGATTCATAAATCGTGAGAAGTTAAGCTTATATTTAACTGAATCAACATCAGTACATTTAATCAAATATGCAATCTCACTACCAGATACAGAACCTCTTGAACATCCATAGTGCATATTATTTTTTAGCAGCCAATTCTTGTAATCTGAATCGAGTAACATAAAATCAATAGCATCATTATGTTTATATGTTTCTAACTCTTCCTGTATCCTTGGAATATACTCTGTTTTATAATTTGGGAGTTTGCTTATTCCACGTTCTTTTACACCTTGAACTATTCGTGCCTTAAATTCTTTCTCAGCATCAGGATATAATCTTGGATATTTATTACTATAATCTAATTCATATGATTCAATATTATCTGCAAATCTATTTGTTTCTTCGATTGCATCAAGATAAATTGATTTTGGTAATGCATTCTGTAATTCAAAGGCAGTAACCATATCATCATAAGATTTCCATGATAAATCACACGCATCCTCGTCATGGAAATTAACATTTTTTGATTTCTGCATCACTGCTCTACCCATCATATGATCCTTATCAATAGCGTGTACATCGCTTGTAGCAATAAGCTTCATTCCATATTTCTGAGCAATTCTATACAAATACTGATTGTAATAAATCTGAACGTCAAAATTGTGTGGCTGTATTTCCAACCAACATCTATGCTTATTTTTAATAAGGAATTTCAGAAATCTTTCCTGTACTTCTTTCGTTCCTTTACATAACATGCCTGCAACACAAGCTGTTAATACTAAAATATTATCTGATGTATTCTCAAGTTCCTCTAAGGTAATTCGTGGATTATAATAAAAATGACCATCATTACGATTAAATGAATCAGAAGAAAGCTTGTTAAGTTCTAATACCCCATCATAATTCTTTGCGTATAAGCAACAATGATAATTGTCTCTTTGCAGATTATCCATATCAATTTTTTCTGTTACATAGAATTCTTCTGCATTAATATATTTCAACCCAGCCTTTTCACATGCCTGTCTTTTTGCAACATTATGAAGGACTGCGCCATGCTCTGTAAAAGCAATGGCTTTCATTCCTTCTGATTTTGCTTTGTCAATATAAGCTTGAAAAGGGGTGATTGAGTCAACTTCAAGACCGCTATATGGGTTAGAATCCATACTATGTAAATGTAATACTGTTAAATTGCTCAACTTCTCACCTACCTATATCTATAAACTATTCACAAATGCTAATAAATCATCTTCTTCTGTATCGGAATCAGATTCAGCTTCTTCTTTGAACAATTCCTTCTCTTTTAAATACTGGTCATACGGTTTATGTAATACCCTAGAATATCCTGAGAGGGTTGCTAATCTAAATTCATCGGCATTTGTCACTTCTTGCCAAAAGACATTTTCATCTTCACTATTCTTATATTCTCTCTCTTTAGAATTAATTTCTTCGACTGTATTGATAATGTCTTCTTTTAAATCGTTAATCTTTTCTTCTGTTAGAGGTACTTGTACATAACAATCATGGATTTCAAATTTTTCTCTAACCTCATCTGGTAAGCAATCAATATTGTTGTTTAACACCATCTCATCAACATATTTATCAATATCATCTTCATATCCGAAATTTTTCAGCCACATCTTTGCCGTATTAATAAGGCTTCCCCCTATAGAATTTCTTTCTATATATCTATCTTTTTTCTTACCATTTTTCTGTTCAATAGTAACTGTGACATATTTTAAGAAATTCCATTCGCATACAATATCTTCCAATGGAATATTTAATGCTTGTCTAATACCTTCAGCATAAATAACCAACTGACCACATTCAGCGTCAATTTTTGCGCCTTGATAACGTGTAGATGTCTTCCAATCTACAATATGTACACGTTTTTTCTCATTGCCATTTTCGTCTTTATATGACTCGACATAAAGCATATCAATATATCCTTGCATATAAATATCATCAGAAATTTTAATCGTAATAAAATGCTCAACTTTATGTGGAAAAGTAATCAGATTATGATTTTTAAAGAAATGTCTAATGCAATTTTCATATCTATTTGCTATTGCATCATTTTTATCAGAATCACTGCGATTGTATTTGAGTTCTGCACAATTCATTGTAAATAAGCTATCTTCATATAAATCTGGCATATCCTCATATTTAATTTTGCCAGTATATAGCTGCTCAATAATATCATGTACATTACCACCAGATACACAATAAATACTATTTGTTCTATCTTCTTTCTTGTGTAGGATGTATTTCAAAAAATATTCCCATCTATCTTGTTTGTAACAATGATACCTTGACCATGACCATAATGTATCAACACCAAATTTGTTACAAATTTCTGTTAATTCTTTACTTGTCTTTCTTGCCAATCTCTTAACTTTCTCCTTTCTGACTCATCATATAAAACACGATGCTTGAGAAGGAAGTTGTATACTTTATTTGGCATATCAGCAGGACTGTCTTTGCTACCTTTCTTAATCAAATCCCAACGATCATATATGTAACTTACTTTTCTAATAGGATAAAATTTATCACATTCCTGCCTAATATGGTTTATATCAATTCCTTCATCTAAAGCCACTACAATTTCTACATTTAAACTAATCAGTATCCTAACTTGTTCTTCTGTAAGCTCACAATTTCCTATTGCAACAGCCGTACCATCTTTTCGTGAATACCTTTTAAGCACCGATTTCTGCGCTTCCAAAACGACTGCATAACCAGCCTCTTGAATTGTTTGATAATTCTCATTTAACCCATATACATTTATTCCTTTTGGATATGTTTTTGATAATTTAAAAAACTTCGGAATATCAAACATCTCATAATTCGGTACAGTAGTTCTCCCACTGATACCTATATATTCATTGTCATCTCCATCCCACTTTCGTTCAGGAATAACAATTCGTTTTCTATCATATGAATATCCAATGTTAAATCTTTTACATGCAAAAGGCATAACGCCTTCACGAACCCAATCAATATATGGTAAATCAGTATATTCTTTCATACATGAATCATCATACACTGGAACATCTTTATCAATTGTGTATCTTTGGCGTTTCACCTTTTTGAAGATTGCTAATGGATCTTTCTTATTATCTTTGTTGTCACTCTTGCTATATGAATATTTCAAACCTAAAATATTGTGGAGATATTTATTAGCTTTCCCAAAAGATATACCCTTTATTGTCATAACCAATGTAAAAATATCTCCACGCCTATTTTCTTCCGAACTTCTAATCGCCACTGATAATGTATCTTTCTTTACACATATAGCAGTTTTATTATTGCCTTGTGGTAAGGCGGCTCTCCATTCAGTAGGATATTCGTGTAGTCCATGACATTCCAACGATAATAAAATCTGTTCTATACAATTATTCTCTATAATGTATTCTTTTAGTTCATCTGCATTAATACACGCTCACCGCCTCCATCACAAAATTATGAAACATTCTTCTTATATTCCCATATATAACCACCAACAGTCTTTCTTTTATGTTGACAACACTTAGTAATACTTCCACGATCCAAGCCAAGTTCTATTGCTGCATCTTTTGTTGATGGGAATATTTTTATAATTTCATTTGTATCTTTATTGATTTGAATAATAGGTTTCTTATTCTTTTCCGCTGTTTTTATTATTGAATCCATTGATGGTTTATACCAACTTCTACTATCAAGAAGTTTTTTAATGCTTTCTTGTGTATGATGTTTCCCATAAAAAGGATTATCTTTTCCTACGCATTTTCCTGCCCTTGAAGCACTAATTTTCTGTAATGTTTCTTCTGTATGTTTTTTACCATACATAGGGTTATTCTCTCCTTGAATGTCTTTCGAATGTTGTTCACACCATTCTTTCGTATGCTTTACACCTGCAACACCATCGCCACCAATTGTAATATTGTATCCAAATTCTCTATTGTTAGATTTCAATTTTTGTATCAATAACTTTTCAAAATTATTAGCTTCTTCTTTTGTTAAATTACTTGCAACAATTTCATGATAGATGTTATCCCATCCATATTTCTGAATTGCATTATAGAAATATTTCTGAGAATAATATCCAAATCCATTTCTCCATCTTTCACAAGGTTCTTTACTTGTAATTCCAACATAATATTTGTTGTTTGGTGTAATATGTATATAAACGCTCCATGCCATATTAATCACCAATCCTGTACAATATTGCAAATACCAAGATCTTTATTTGTATTTGTACTAAAATCAAATTCACTTATAATTTGGAAAGCATCGGTTTGACCAAACCTATTTTTAGGAATAAAAGTAATCATATAATGTTTATCTGGTTTTAACTTAAATGGAATTTTACTTTTACCATTAACTCCATCAAATCTATAACCCACAATCTCATGTTTGCCACCCTCGAATTCATCTTCAAAAGGTCTACGGATCATCAGATTTACACTCATAACATCTACAATACTTTTACCAAGACCAATTTCATTATTTGTTAAATATCTCATTTTGATACTAGCCTTACCAAGCTGATAAGTTACGAATAGCCCAACATTTTTTGCTGTTGGCTTTACAACGTCATATAGTTTAACCATATCTCGTGTCATCGACTTATATATCTCATCAGTCTTTGCATCAAAACTTTCTTTTAAAGTATCAAGAACAAAATATCTAACACCTAGACTTGCATATTTTTTTATCAATTTAATTACAATATTTACTGAATATCTCTCAAGAGGAACTATTGTAATATTTTGTTTCTCTTTTTTGTCTTCAATCCATTCAGCAACTTTTCTGAGCTGTCCCATTGTTTCTTCGTCAAATTTACCATCACGCAATTTGTACTTTGGTAAATCGAATTTAAAGACATTATTAGCAACCCATATAACTAATTCTCTTTGAACTTTTGTCTGATCTTCCTCATTGATAAAAAATACAACCTTTTCATCATAATGAAGAATTGATGGAATAATATAATTCATAGCAGTTGTAGATTTACCAACACCTGAGTTAGCACCAAGACCATAAATATTCCCATCACAATTGAATCCACCTATTTCCTTATTGAGAATGTCACAATTATGTAATGGCAATCCAACGCTTTTGCCAGAATTCAAATCGTCAATAAACTGATTGATTCCTTCGCAAGCATTGTAGGATTCAACGTCTCTTGCAGCATTTACAAAAATGTGATTTATCATTGCTTCATATTCTTCATAAATTTCATCCAATGACATATCACAAAATTCATTAATACGATTGCATACAGGGAAGTTGTTTTTTAACATAACCAGGACAGTTTTCCATTTGTAAAGCTCTTTTACATACCCATCCATATTACTGACATTGACATATTCTTTTGCTTTGTCAATTGTCTCATAACCACCGTAGTCGTCATATTCCTTCTTTAGTTTTGGATGTTTTTCAAGATATAAACCAACAGTCATATCATCTAAAACAGACTTTTTCTCAACAACCAGTAAATCACTAGCGATTTGCCAATAAACACGCCACGTATTTTCACTAAAATCTTCTAATTCCAGTGTATAATCAAAAAATAATTCAGGCTGTTTATATAGAATCGCTACTATATTAGCCTCTGCTATTACTTTATATTCTTTGATTTGCTTTGCTGCTTTTAATACTTCTTCTTGATAAGGCGTTAATTTTTTATTCTCTGTTTTTGTAGTAGCCAATTAATACCTCCTCAGAAAAGTTTTTTCATTCTATCGCTTGTTTCTTTCGTCTTTTTCACATAGCTTGCACTATCATGGTTCTGATTTTCATATTCTACATTTTCAGCTTTTGTTTTTGCTTTTTCTGCTCTCTGCAATCTCAAATATACATCGTTGATTTCAGGTTCAATCATTTTCATAATAAGATTGATTTTATGTTTTTCATCTTTGATTTTCTTTTCATTTTCATGTAAATATGTAACAATTTTTCTCTTACATAACTTAAAAGTACATAAAATTGTGTAATCATCATAATTAGCTTTTGCTTCATGATTATTATTCGCTATATGTTCGCCACGTTTAATACCTTGTAGCTTTAATGCGAGATACTGTGGAAATTTCATATTATCATCGTATTCAAGAATTTCTTTCTTTACATACTCACATAGTTCAATCCACTGCTCGTTATCTTTCTTTTTTACATTTCTCATTTACCAAATCATCCTTTCTTAAAAACTCCAACAGGCAATTAACCTGTCGGAGCATAATTTTAATTAGGCTAACTGTAACTTGGCAAAATCAATTAACTCTGTAAGAGTATCTGGTGACTGCATTTCAAGATTCTTTAATGAAACATCCTTATCCTTCATCTGCTTGTTTACTTTGAGCAAAGCATCTTTATTATCCTTGAGCGACTTTAATACATCTTTAAATTCAGCAGCCAACTCTTCTGCTTTCTCAGCTTTGTCAACCATAGAATCTGTAGAAGTCTTTAAGTCATTCTTGTATGATGTCTCATTTGTCTCAAGATCATGCATTGATTCAAAATAATCCTTCCAAATATCATAAGATGGATTCTCAATAATCTGTCCAACCTTAGTTACATTTGTTCTGTCCTTCTTGACCTTTGCAAAATAACGAACATCCTCACCATTCTCTTCCTTATAGAACTCAAGGATTGTATCATAATCAAATTTAACTGACTTATGCATATCAGGTTTAATGCCAACTAACTTACGGTTGTCGCCTGTTCCTTCATACACTTCTGTTGCCTGTGCAACTGATACAACATGCTTACCCTTTGCAGAGAGATCAATCTTAGCCTGCTGAAGCTTCATGTTAATAATCTTGATACGTCCCCACTGTCTCTGAGAAACTACTGTATCGTCAACATCTCCACCCTTTCTACGAGCTTTCTTCTCTTCAACTTCTGTAGCTCCAACCTGCATTGTTGCATAAAACTTAGTCTCTGAGTCGATATCAAGTGTCTGAATCTCATCCGAATCTACTGCTTCGTCAATATCATCCTCTAAATCATCAAGATCTGATGTGTCGTCTACTAAAATAAGATTGTTGTAAGTCTTACCATTTGCTAATGTAATATCCTTACCTTCATAGTGAGCAATACCTGTCTCTGAGTCGATACATGCAACCTTTGGGAATGTAAGAGCAAACCATGACTTACCAGAACCCTCATAACCATATGCTAAAAATTTTCCACCAATCTTTGCTTCTCTTGCTTTTCTAAATGCCAATTTTTTGTCCTCCTAAAATGTATATATTCTTTTGATAAAATGCTCACCCTGTATTAAACAGGGCAAGCGTATTTTTTTAGTTCATACCTTCAAGCATTGCAAGAAGGTCATCATCTTCTGATGAAGTTTCCTCACTCTCTGAATCTGTATCATTATCTGAACTTGGTTCTGCACCAGCATCAAGTAATGCCTGCTCATAGAAATAAAGATCATCCTCATCATATTTACCATCTTCAAATGCTACAGTAGGCTTTCTATCGTCACCAGTTCCCACATATGTAATGTCAGGCTTTACAATAATCATTCTTCTCTCACGATTGCCATTACCTACTGCAATCTTCTTCTCTGCTTCCTCTTCTGAATACAGTCCCATTTCAATAAGTTCTTTAATATCATCAGGAATATCATCTTCTGTAATATTTACAGTAGATCCACCCTCTACTAAATTACCTGTAACTGTAATCTCAGTAATTTTACCCTTCTTAGGTTTGAAAAATCTCTGAAGCATCTTAGCTGTAATCTCTGGATTCTCATTGATAGCAATTTCAAATGTCTTAGGGTATGTAACATTCTTCTTAACTTCAATCTTCTCTCCGTCAATCTTAGGTTTTCCAACATAGTCAACAACATATGCCGCCAATTCTATAGTACCCTTATCATCATTTTTCTTTCCGATGCTCTTTGAATCAACAAGAATTGTCTGTGAGAATGTAGCCTTGAAATCTGCCTCATCGTCAATTTTTGAAAGTACAATAGATGTAATCTCTTTCTTTGTAGAAACATTGCCTTCATACTCACTGTAACCGATTGTACCCTTTACATTTACAATCATTCCGTCCTCAAGATGCTCATTCAGATACTCTACTGCATCATAAGCTGTGAGGAACTTCTTATATACAGTCTTATCCTTTACATCTTTCTCAACACCAACTGTTAAGAATGAAGAATCTGAAATGCTATCATACAGGGATTCATCAAGACGATCCTCCCACGCAATCTCTACTGACTTACTCTTTCCTGCATCGTCCTTCTCATCCTTACTGTAAGCACGAATTACATTATCCTTATCAGGGAAGAAACCACTTCTCATCTCTGCATATACTGTGTTGCCGTTTCCACAATCAACACCTACATACATACTATTATCTGTCCAACCAGAATCATAACTATTGTCAAGATTGAATGTCTTATCTGTTACTTTTACACGACCAATAAGATTGAATGTTGCCTTACCTTTTTTTAATGCCTTTCTTTCCTTTGTCTTTGCCAAAATTACTTATCCTCCTTAAAATTTAAAAATTTATGTAAATATTGTTAATAAAACAATCTATCTAAACGCCCAAAAAGGACGGAACACAGAAAATAAATTTATGTAAAAATCTATCTTCAACAGTGATTTTTGAGTATAAAAACCCAAGGGTATGCTGTTCTTCCACCCTCACAAATGTTTTCCGCATTTATTTGTTCTCTTGCTTTGTCTCGATTTTTATATAATTTTCGAGACATCTTGTTTTGGAATTTTTTGAACTGAATTGTTCAAGACTGATTAGATATTTTAATTACTTTTTACTTGCTTTCCATAAACATTCTAATATATTAGTTTTGTTTTTATCTTGGAATTTATAGTCCATTTCATAATCTGTAAAACTAATTGTTGCCTTTTTCTTATGCTCAATTTTTCCAGTTATAGAATTCCATTCATCCCAACAAGTAATTTCTATCTTTGCATCATTTAAATTTGAAATATCAATTCCGATATTTGTACTTTCTGATTTGTCTTTAATAGTACCTTTTGCATCTATATGTATATTCTCTAATTTATCAAGAATAATATCTGATAAGTTTATAAGATTCTCTATCTTTCTCACCTCCTCGAAATCCACAGGAAACAGTGATTTCCACTGAACTCCTTTCACTTACTTATTCTCTATTCGATTTTCATTTTTATTGGAAATTGTAACTCAAATGAGTCTTAAAGGATTTCAACAACAACACCAAAGATATTGCTTCTTGTAATTGTGCCATTGATATGACCATGATTATTTGAAATCTGGTAACTGACACCATTTTTAATTGCTGAAATTTTATGTAAATAATAATTACCTTTAACCTTACAGAGTACAATATCATTCTTTTTTAACTCTGTATCTTCTGTCACAGGCTTACAAATTACTGGTTGACCTGATTTAAGTATTGGTGTCATTGACTGACCAAATCCAACCACTTTACAAGTTTGACCATTTCTTAAATGTTCTGCCGTGATAGCATTTTCTTTTCCTTCAAAATCGTATTCTATAATTTCTCACCTCTTACTTTTATTCTCTTATTTTTTGAAAATTGTTAGCTGAATTGCTAAGACTAATTGTTTAAGAAATTTCTAATATCAGTCATCATCTGTTCTGACTCATCAAGATAATATCTATGAGTATCTTCACCATCATAATATTCAAAATATGGAATTGGCTGCTCATCTTCATCATACATCCATCCAAGTTCTGAATACGCATCAAAATATACCGACACATGCTTTCCATTATAATCAATTACAAATCTGATAATCGCACCTGCAAATGGTGGAATAATTTTTACATCCCATTCTTTATCAAAGTGAAAAGCAGGAAGTTTATGACTCCAACCTTTAAAATCATGTATCTGTTCCACCTTTGATAGCATTAGTGACTTATTTACATTTTCCTGTAAGTTCATTTATTTCTCACCTCCAACTATATATTCTCTGTTTTATTTCAATTCTGTCTTTTGTCCTTATCCATTACATCTTTCATAAAATATGGCTTAGTAACAATATCAAAAATTATGTAGTAGAGATGGTTACAGAAAGCAAAGAACTTAATATTTTTACAATCCAAATCATCACCACCAAGATCTTCTGCTATATTTTCAATAATAAAAGTTACAATAGCATTTCTATTGATAGGAACATTGTGATGAATATGAGATTTTACTAAATAGACCAATCTATCTTCCACCTCTTCAAGTTCAAATTTGTATACATTTTTATATAATTCATTATCTTCGTCTTTTGATTCACCAAAAACTGCCTCAAACATAAAGTTCTGAAAATCTTCCTGACGAAATGCTTCTCTAATTTTATTCTCTGTCTCTTTTTCAAATCTCATATTCTTTTACCTCCACAACCAAGAAATGTCAGTTTCATTCGACTCTATTTCTTCACTGTTACATTGAAAACTGACCTTAAAATGCAGATAATCAGCCAAATACCAGTTGCAATAGACCATTTAAATGTCAAACCAAAGCACATTGTAATAAGCTTGATTATTCCACATGTAACAATCCAACTAAGTCCATAGCATACAGCTAAAATTGTAATGACAATAACTGCTGTTACTCCACCTTTTGTTAATTTTTCCTTCAAATTACTCATATGTATTTTCTCCATTCGTTTTAATTTAATAAGCTTTTATCAATAATCTGAAAGTTTGCTCTGTGAATATATAATGCTTTACCGTCAATCATAAGTTTTGTAGTCTTAGGTAAATCTTGACATACCTGCCAATACACTTCATCACCTGAATAAGCACAAATCGGATCGCCTAACTGAGACTGAATGACAACTACTCTTGATTTACCAAAGTAATTCTTATATTTATTCACAACACTTGCAATTATTACATTGTCTCCCAAACTGCCATCTGTTGTACTATTGATAACTTCTGGACTTTTAAAATCTACTTCTGGATTTAATCCTTTCTCGGAAAAAATCATTGTACTTCCACAACTCTCTACCTCTTTACCATCAATGGTAACTGTCACTACACTAGATAATGTCTGTGTATATCCCCATCCACCATCGGAACTATACGACTGTTCTTTGACAATGTTGGATGCAAGATCAATTTTCTGACCACTCATGTCCATGAACTTTTCACCTTCATTAGAATAAAACGAAGCATTATATGTATTACCTGTGATTGAACCATTTAGTTCATTTACTTCGTTATCTAATAATGCACATCCTGACAAACTTCCTACTGCTAACGCAGCAACTAAAATTGCTGTTACAATTTTCTTTCTCATGTGTTCCTCCTTTATATTCTCTTATTTTGTTCCCAAGAAATCGAAATTTACTTTGTTTTTCTCCAACTAATACTGTAATATGGCTCATTGTACCGAGTGCCAGTCTCGACTTTATAACCAAGTCCCTCTAATTTCGTCCGTGTTTCAGGTTTTAAACAACCATCTTCACTGATTGAAAATTTGCCATCTGCAATCGCATCTCTAATTAATTTAGATAATTCTGCTAATTGTTGCGTAGTGCGGTTATCAATTGCGTTATTTGTCATCTTATTTGCTTCTGATGCAGACGGAATAACATTCTTTGGTGGCTGAACTTCTGGCATAGGTATATTAGAAGTAACTGCATCTTCACAACAACCTATATCGCTACAGCCTAAACAAAACTTATAACTTCTACTATTGACTGGATATTTACAACTCATTTATTTCACCTCCCAAGTAAACCGATAATTCCTACTTATTTATTCTCTTCACTCGGAATGCAGATTTCAAAATCTCCATTCTCATTCATATGATAAGGAAACGCATTAGCTGGAATTGTAACCTTATATGCTTTCATCATACATTCATACATTACAAGAAACTTTCCTTTTGAAAAACATGGTCTAATACGAAATCCATTTTCACCTGCTACTTGAATATCAAATGGGATAATTTTTTTAAAATGCTTATCATCATCTAATGTTGCTACCCTGATTGAATCTAAGATAATGTTTTTCTGTTCAAGATCATAACAACTATCTTCAAAAGCTTTCATGAACTGTACTTTGCATAATTCTTTACCAACCATATATTTATTCTCCTCTCACAGTTACATCAGTTCGTCTATCGTAAGCCCAATCAACATCAAATGAAGTCATATTATCTGTACTGACTACTTCGCCATTTTTAATTACAACTGGCTTACCTCTATATGGAACAAACACCATACATTCCATATCTTTATTGGTTGTCTGTGATTTCAGTAACGACTGTATGATTCTATCCTGTTCCTGAATAATATCTCTGTAGCTGTTATATGTTCCAATCACATCATCATGTTCTCTCTTATAGCAATCAATTAAATGTATAATGTTGTTATTAAGACTGCTAATTGCATCAAAAATTTTATCAAATACTTTCATATATTTATTCTCCTCTTACATCGCCTTTGCAATCGACTTAACCTGGTTATCAAGGTATTTTACGACCAGACGTTTCTTAGCAAGATTCAAACCTTTTTCAATTTCAAATTCATCATCTTTACAACAGGTAGCTTCTGCTTTAAATGATCCACTTCTAACCTGAACTTTCTTCCCATTAGTTCGATAAAGATAGTTACATCTTACATCTTTGCCATTAATATCTGTAAACCTAATTTCATTTAAGTACCATTTACTCCAAGTCCTCTTTGTAGATATCTCAACTTTCTCAAAATACTTCTCGTACTCGTCATATGACATACAACCAAGATGGCAACCACCAAACTTAAAGCAAATTACTCCACCTTCCTGAATATCAGTTACTTCACAAATCTCACCAATGTTATCAAACACGCCCATCTTATGAACGAGTTTAATTTTATCACCTTTAATCATGCTGCTTTATCCTCCTTATTCGCAAACTTTTTATTAAATGCATCAATAGCTTTCTGATCCTCTGCTGTTACATCATCATTAAATCTTCGTCTAGCCTGTACGATATGATTATTTCTTACTTCAATCGTTACCAAACTCTCGTCTGGTTTGTTCCTCTTTCTCAAGAAAAGAATGTGGCACTCACCGTCAATAACCTTATCTATGTATGAAGCTACGCAGTTGTTTTGCATAGTCGCCTCATCCTTTATATCCTGTGTAGAATCTGGATAAATGAATATGTAATCACCAAAAGAGCATTCATACTGCTTATTTATTCTCTTTTTAAATAATTCTTCTGAGAACTCTTTCTTCATTCGATTGTAATTTCTACAGGCAATCTTATGTGTAGTAAGGAAATGTCGTGGATATTTATCATATTTTGAACTAAGTTGATTCATCATATTAGCATAATCGCACAATTCACGAATCAAGAAACTCATATCTTCAACTGCCTCAAATGTCTTAATTCTATCCAAATACAGCCATAAATCTTTGGCATTGTAGTCATATTCATTTACTAATTTATTGAAAAATGAATAATAAGTATAAATATCATTCACCCTACAATATATCTCTGTGTTCCAAACAGTGTAAATGTCATTAAGAGATAAACTAAGATAATCAAGATTGTATGCTATGTAATGAGCATCTTGGTTTTCTTTATAATACTTAACAGTATTGTTGGATAATTTAATGGGATATTTACGACATAATTTGATTAGAGATTTTGGAATCTCATTTATAGAATATTTAAACCGATAACCATCTTTGATAATGTCATCAAATCCTGCTGAGAAGATTTGTTCAAATCTATCATATCTTGGAACTCTATCAAGAATTGTTCCTATGTTACTTATTGAATATGAGTATGTTTCTGAATTTCTAATAAATCGTAAAAACTTTGCATATTTCTCATCATCACAACAATCAAATAACTCATTTAAGGTAAATCCACTTAACTGACTACATAAGTTCTTTACTGGCTTACCCTTAATTCCAATAGCAGTCTTTGTTGCGAAATCATATTTTACAGTACGTCCATCTTCATAATCAAAAATGAGATACTGTTTATCTTTATATACTCTCGTTTATATCACTCCTATCTGTTAAAACTTCCTAAAGAAATGAATCTTTTTTCATGTTATCTGTATGAACATTCCATTACAGTCATGTTTTTTAATAAAATCTGTAAAGAATGTCGTTCCTGTATATTCATCTGCAATTTCACATTGACTTTCGTTTAAAATACAAACACTGTTATAAATATCCAAATATTTTCCACCAATATACTGTTCGTAATATCCAATTGTATTAACAGTAAATGGTACATTATTAGAAAACAACAATCTCTCACAAGCTACAAATTTTCCACTATCCTGTTCTTTCATATCTGGTGTATATAAATTAAAACAATAACCCATTTTAAATACTACCTCACAAATATTTATTCTCTATTTAATCACTCACTGCATCATAAATCTTTCCAACTTCATATTGATAATCTTCTACTTTTGTCCTTCTGTAATAATCACAATAACAGCGACCATCAGTATCTATTACATATTCAATACCTTTTGTCTTGATTGAGGTGTCTAAAACACCATGCAAGAAAAATACTCTCATCTTATCTTTTCTGCGAAGTCTACACCAATGAGAATCCGTTGTGTTTTCATAATCTATAACATCAAATTTATCAGTCTCACTCATTGACTCTGTTAAATAGGAATCAAACACATCAGCATCATTCCAGAAAACATCACATCTAAATCTTACTGCAATAAACCCTACATCTTTCGCCCAATCAATGAAGAAATCTCTCCACTTTACAAAGTTTGGAATTTTCTTAAATATAACTGCACATGCTGATACTGTAATTCCAATATCGTTGAGCTGCTGAATCATATCCTTGTAGTCAATTCTATTGAAACAAAATCCAAGTATTTCTTCTCTCCTTATTGGTTGCCAATCGTGAATTGAAATATTTACATAATCAACAACATCTTTCATATATGGGATTACTTCTTTTAGATGAGAACCATTTGTTGTCATAGTTACTCTAAGAACCTTTGATTTAATATTGAACTCTTTCAGTTTGATAAATATTTTTGATAAATATTCAGGATCTAAAGTAGGTTCACCGCCAGTTATATCAACTGATATAGGATTTTTACCACCTATTCTTGTTATAATATCATCAAGTGATTCGATGAAATTATCTAAAAACTGTTGTTTATCACACGACATATCTTTGTCTTTATTGTAACAAAACGGACATTTCGCATTACAACCACCTGGAATTACAAGTTTAACTGTTATCACCTTGTTATAATTTTTTCGTTCTATATATTTCACTTCATCACCTCACAGATATTTATTTTCTGTTATTCCTCTGAATATTTACTCCAATCGATCTCTACATACTGCTTAAAACAAGGATAATATGTAGTTGTTCCTGTCTGTTCCTTACACCAATCATCCAATAATTTCTGTAAAGAACCCTCATCACACCGTTCATATGCATTTTCATGTAAATCGCTACAAGCATTTTCAATGACATTGGTTGCATCAATAGAAATCGTCTCAACAGAAGTTACCCATAATCTTACGGGTCTTTCATCGCTATCTTCTTCACTATCTTCTTCATGATTACATGCATAATCATCAAAGAAATCATCAACAGTGGCGTAATACTCGTCAAATTCCTCACAGTAAAGCATTGTGCTTACATCTTTTTCATCAACTGGAACTGCTTTAGATACTTTATCATTCCACTTCTTTATTCTCTCTTCTTCGTCAACTTTCTTCTGTCCTTCACAGTCGCAATGTAAATAAGCCTGATTTTTATAAGGCTCTCCGCAATAAGGACACAATCGCTGCACTCCGTTATAACAACTCTGACAAAACGAAAGTGCTTGATGCTTATATGGAAAATGGTATTTTCTACCAGCTTCAGAGTTGTCACCTTTAATCCCATAAACATTGTCTTCAATTCTCATTCCAAGACCATTACATACAGGACAAATTCTTTCATGCTCTGTAAGATCTTTGATTAGAATTTTAGGAAACGATTTTTGAATTGCTTCATAAAGATTTACTTCTTCTCTGTGTGTTAAATTATCCATATCTTTATCTCCTACTCTTTTACAATTCCAATGCCATTCACTTTAAAGCTAGTTACCTTACTATCCTTAATTTCAACACTTTCTTCTGTACCACCATGCCAAACAAGACCAACGCCTGTAATATACATACCATCTTCGTCTTCAATTAACTCAACTTCCTGTGCTACTCCAATAGGAAGAAACTGACCATCACTACATGACATTTCAATCGGAACATCCTTTACATTTTTATAAGCATTTCTAATTGCTTCTTTGGAATATATGACACCGTTCAAATCAGGTTTATCAACTGGAATTGGAATTTTAAATGTTACTTCTATATTCTCTGTTCTCATGTTACTATCCTCCTATGCACCTGTATTTGCTGTCAAAACACACTGTTCTTCATTCATATCAATTTCTGTAATGGTAATCTCTTGACACTTCTTGAAGTCATCTGAACTTACTCTTGCTTTTCTTTCAGCGTGTCTTTCATCTTGTGCGATAATTACCATTGCATAATCTTGACACCAACCACTTGCAGGTCGCTCTACTAAATATGCTTTCATAATGTTATTCTCCCCTGTCTAATATTTCAACATCAATACAGAATAAATCGTGTAAATTTTTAATCTGCTCATCAGTTGGTTTTTTCCATGCCATTGTTTCATTAACATTAATCGTTACAGCACCACCACATAACTTAATTTTTGCAATAATTCTAGTGTCACGAATAGCTATAACTTCTGGCATCGGAATACTACAACTTGTTTTTGGTAATTGTGTCATGTACTTATTCTCCTAATCATCTTTATCTATAATGAACCAATATAAAAAACTTAAAAATGTAAAAGTAATTCCAAGTATTTTATTTTCTACTTGATATGAATACATCGTTATACCACTACAAAACCATACCAAAAGAAATGCGATTACTTGTCTATAATACTTTTTCATTTCACACCTCCAATCTGTCCAAGGGAAAGAAAAATTTCATTTAAATTTTAGAAGCCATAGTCCTGCTCTTCAGGTTCTTTTAATTTCATACCAAGAATACAACCAATTTCATATGCAGCGTTTGATATGCCACAATCATATCCGTCACAAAATACATCGGATTCATTTCCAGAAGATCTCATTTCTGTATATCCACATGCCTTTGGACTATAATTGTTCTTTACCCATTCAATTAATTTATTTTTAATTTTTTTTGTCCATTTATCCTCTAACCTCACTTGAAAAAATCCTAATCCAACCATCTATTATCTAAATAATAGAAACCAAACACTATTCCACCGATTAAAATAACCCAAAAGATCCAGAAAATAATAATTGGAAAATCAGATTCTAGCCTTTCTATCGTCTCATCAATAGTTGAATTATTATAAAAGGATGTATTATCTGGAATAGTTTTATCTCTTAAATCTGTAAAAATTGTTCCTTTATATTCAGTTCCAACACCATAATACTTATATCTCACATTACTTGATTCCTTGATAGTGTCAATATAATCAGTACCAGGTAAATCAATTTTATTACTTGTGAAATTTACTCCACAAAATGATATTTCTTTACACTTAATATCTTCACTCCCGACTCTATCCCAAGTCCAATATGTTTCTGTTGTATAATAAGTTTGTGATTTGCCATTAACAGTTCTTGTATGAGCTACTTGTCTTGTATGCATTGTGTATCGCTCTTTGACTTTTTCTACATACATATATTCTCCACCAATTTCAGGATATGTAACTGTATCAACTGCTTTCAAATCACCATATACAAACGCATTACCAACATTTGTATCCATTCCATATTGGAACATTTCTTGACTTTCTATCTTAACAGCTTTGTTATAAATTTCATTTTTATCCATTTGATATTCTGAAATCTTAGAAGAAATCAGAATACCAAACAGAATCATAACTGCAATGATAGAAATACTAGCCAAGATTTCACGTTTTGTTATTTCAAAATTGCCAAAATCAAAACCATATTTCATATACTAATCCTCTTTGAACAACGACTGTGGAGCATCAACTGGTGCATTGTAATCCAGATACTCATATTCCTGCACTTCATATCCAAGTAATCCAAGAAACTGTTTTGTAGGGAACTTTCTTATATATCTCTTGTATTCCTTAATCTGCTTATTGTAATTGCTGCGATACTCTGCAATCATATTCTCTGTCATAGATAACTCATTCATAAGAGTCTTGTAGTTCTCATTGGACTTCAATTCAGGATATGCTTCTGCAACTGCTGTAATAGCTGTTGTTACATTCTCAATATCTCCTGTTGATCCACGACCATCTGCAACTGCTGTTAATGTATCAGCTTCATGTTTGTCATACTGTTTTACGCAATCAGCAAGGTTATATACAAGGTCAACTCTTCGCTTTTCCTGTACCTTAATATCTGATGATGCTGTGTTTACCTGCTCCTCAAGTGCAATAGCCTTATTCTGTGAACTCTGTACACCAAATACAATCATCAAAATAACTGCTAATACTCCTACGCCAATAATTACTGGCACTTTCCAATTTGTGTTCTTCATTTAAAAATCTCCTTTATATGTAATATTTTTATTAGTTACACTGTAATATTCTCTTATTTGTCGGGATTCCCATAGCCGAATGGCTTAGATATGATTAAAAATTTTCACAAGAAAGATTGGTTTACTGCGAAACCACTACTTGCTCTTCTTTACAGAAGTATTATTAACTGACTTCTGAATATTCTTCATAAGCTGAATATTGTCGTTAATCATAAGTGCTAATGCCTGATCCTCTGTAAAACCAACACTTACATATGCATCAAACATATTCTTCTTAGTTCTAGCCTGAATTGCAGGATACTCAGTATTCTCAGAATAATCCTTTGCAATAATCATGAGTTCCTTCAGAACATCATATACAGGCTTTTTATATTTTGTAATATATGTCTTTACTACCTCTCCTAAACTTTCTGGGTTCTCTGCTAATAATTTTAAAATTGTTTCCATGTTTAATATTCTCCTTTATAATTTTTATTTTTCAAATGATATGTTGCTTTACTGTGAAGTTACTTAAAGTCAAAGGAATCCTGAATTTACTTACAATTTCCAAGTCCAACCTTGTAATTATCCTTGACCTAAATAGTGACTTCTCTCTGGAAATTTCCCTTCTTATCGTACAGAGATAAGTAATATTTATTTCCTCTCTGCTCTAAAACGACATCTTTATTCTCGAATAGTTCAACTCGCTTCTGTTTCTGTACTTGCTTATACTCTACTTGTAAGTTATCTAATGCTTGTTTTGAGCCAACTATTGTTACTGATTGCACATCATCAAGAACATGAGTTATATCATCCTCTAACTGTCCAATGATATTGGTATGATTTCTAATTGCTTTAATTACGTCATTTTCCCATAATAATCTGTTTTCCATTTTAATATTCTCCTTTCCACTCATCTAACCAATAAAAACCGTTAATCTGGTCATCCAGCTTTCTGACTTGCTCTCTTAGCTCAGATTCTTTCTTTTTGCTATCTGTTCTCCGACACTTCTTCCATAATTCATCACGCTGCTTAGTTAATTCTTCATATTTATCAGATACATCAATCTCTTCTACGACTGAAATTTCAATCTTCTCTCCGCAATGAGGACAGAACTGAATTGGATAATTGTCTGTCTGCTCATACTCATCACCCCAAGAGTTAAATGTTTCGGTGTATGAATTGCAAAATTGAGGAATTATAGTGTCATCTGAATCTCTTACTACTAATCCAAAAGTATCGTTACATACCAAATCTTCACCTGTAAATACAATAGCTTTATCATTTTGAATTTCATCACAACAATACTTAAATGGCTTATACTTATATGCACAAGTATCATTGAATTTTAATTTGATTAACTCTATCTTCATATATTTATTCTCCTAACAAAATTCATTCCACCAATCAAAAATTTTATGGATGTGCTGATAGCCATTATGCAACTCACCTTTATATTTACGTATTTTCCTATTAGATAACTGTTTTAAATATTTACTTTTCTTACCACGATACAATCTCTGATAATATGGCTTTGGATTTTTAATATAACCAATACCCTTAATCCATATTTCATCCACATATCTAACAGGCGTTGGATAATAACCACCAACAGTTTCATATAAATATCTGAGGTGATTCTGATGTTTCAAATATCTCTCACGTTTATTTATTCTCTTTTTCTTAGAATGATTCTTATAATTTTCTTCGTCTTGTTCATACCAATCACTACAATGACCAAAAGAATATACTTTACCACCAACTTTATCACACCAAACAAACTGTTCTGATTGATTGGCTCTATCTTCATCTGGATATTCACCATATACAGATTTATACATTTCTGTTCTTAATGTAAAATCTTCAATCCCATAAGGACAATCTCTGCATCTCATCGAATCACCTCTTGTATTTTATTCTTCTAATTTTCTTCCACACCAAGGACAATATGCAATATATTCTCGCTGATGAACAAATCCGTCATCATATTCATCCCATTCAGAAGTTTCTATGTCTAAATAATATTCATTCGTCAGTGGATCTAAATATATCCGATTGTCAGGCGAGTCATAATTACAACGGTTACACATATTTATTCTCCTAAACATCTTCTACATAAACAGTAATACAACTTCCAATCTCACCACTCACTTTTGGAAATACCATTGTAATACTATCTATGTAATATTCTTCTCCATCTGTATCAATGATATCATATCGTTTGTGTTGATTATTAGCGGAATTTCATTCTTTCTCATGTAATCTAGTGTCTTAAAAACTTCTGATATATTCTCTGCTTCTGTGTATCCAAGAAGCTTATAATCATCATATCTGTCACTAAAACCAACAATTCTTATCTGCAAGTTTTATACCTCCTTATATTTAATTATTCTCTCTTTTATTTGGAAATTGTGAGCAGAAACGCTCTTAGATAAAATCATTTGAAATGCTTCTTTATTGAGATTGTTTCTTAGTAGCTTCTTTCAAAAATTTTTCCATACTATCAGCATCTTTATCTGCGAATTTTCTTAGTTTTTCATAACATTTTCCTGTCATCATAAGTGTATTATTCACTAGAAGTATTTTCGTGTTATCTGGTATAATTTTTATGCCGTATCTTTTCAACCACTTCTTGTTAATACGCTTTTTCTTGTGAGTTCTTCTTTGAACATCTTTAGTGATATACTCAGTTATGAGGATTTTATAACCTAAACCTTCAATTGTTTGTATATTCATTTATTCTCCCATCCGATCTACAATGCTCTGTAACTTATCAATAAATATCTGAGCTTCTTCCTTGTTGAAAATCTTAAAATCACATGGAACAATAGCAGCACCACATTTATCAAAAGTTCCTGCGTTCTCCCATGCTTTATAAAACTCAACAATGGTATCAAAATCTATATATTCACTATCTGGATTCCACTGAAGAACTACAACATCGCCTTCATTTGGATGTATCTTCCTTAGTTTCGTCATATTCTTTTTAATGAATTTCTCTTTCTGTCTCTTATTCATACTGTTATTCTCCTAATTACTCAATCTGTATTTGTCGTATTCATACATTGAACAATCTTCACAGTACAGATTTTGCTCTTTACAATCTTCACAATCAAAGCATCCACCATAAATGCCACCATTTTCATTCATCTTACAGGTATTACATTTACAAGTTTCACATGATGTATCCACTCAATCACCTCCTCGAATGAAACGTGGTTTTACTGTTACTTTTTAATATTCAATATTACTTAAAAACTCTTCCAAAGTAACAACATCTTCATTATATTCAGAACCATCTTCTCTTTTAAACCATTCACCGCCATCAACATGAACACCTATCATTACATTAATATTATCTAAGTTTGCTTCTATAATATCTTTGTAAATTGTTGTAATAAGCTCAACACCTTTCTCATCAAATGTAATATCATCACAACGCACATTTAAAAGATCACCATCTAAAAATTCAGTATAAACATCGCAGTTATCATAATCAAAAACCTCATCATATAATGTTTCTTCCAGTTCTTCACCATATTCGTCTAATTCGTCTTCATCGCTAATATTTACTATTTCAATTGCGATTAATAATTCCGCTTCTGTATTATCCTTTAATTCAATTCCTTTAAATTTCATATTCAATTCTTCTCCTTTACTATCTCAAAATCTTACTTAATCTCTTTACAACTTCTTCGCAAAATCTGTACAAACAAGTCTTCTTAAATGCTACTCTCAAATCATCAACAGCTTGTCTATATTGCTGACGTAATTCGTTGTCTATCATGTTATTCCTTCTTCTCAATAACTGTTACAGTACCCTCAAACACTCCAAAATTTGATGACTGTTGAAATGTATGTGTCTCTGCAATGTCGTCATCTGTCATAGGTCTTGTAAGATACCATAATGAATCATCTTTCCATGTAATCTCTTCAAGTTTCTGGTTTGGTTCAAGCTCGATTGTTGTTGATCCACCAAAATCTTTTGTAACAGACTGACATCCTGTCATTCCAAAACATAATGTTAAGCCTAATGCAACTACTAAAATTTTCTTCTTCATATGATTTATTCTCCTTTACTATATCCAGTCTCTTCAAGGAATTTATCAAATTCCTCTTTTGTCATATTGTTTGGATAATACATATCCATCACCATATCAAACGGCTTCAAATAATTATCCAACACATCTTCAGCGTCTTCTTTTGCTTCCTGCATTTTCATATTGATATAATCTTCTCTTGTCATATTCCATGTCGTAGGACAATCTGTGACAGTCGAAAATCTACAATATAATCCATTTGGTTGTTTTGAGACAAATCCTGCCATATTATTCTCCTAACTGTTCTAAGAACTCATTACCACGATCACAAAATTCTCTAATCATAGACTTCATTAATCCCCATGAGATGCCAGAATGCAGATTATTCATAACATCAATTCCGTCTTGGATAGATTTTTCTTTAACAGTTTTAATAATATCTAAGCACTGACCAAGCTCCATTCCCCTATATAGATCACCAAGTCGAACAGGAACGCATTTATCCCACATCTCCCATTTATCTTTAGATAAAACCTTATGACCTTCTTCTATCCAATACTTTGATAATTCAGGAATTTTTCTTTTATGTTCTTCCTCTTCTTGAATTAATCTTTGACGACTCTCTTCTTGTTCTTTATTAAATTGCTCTAAAGTTTTTCCGGTGCAAAGCATATAAGCATCATCTAAAGACATATCAGATGTTAGTTTATTCTCATTGAATTTACCACAATATTTATTACCATCATTTGCTCTTTCATGTAATTCCTTTACGGCTCGTTCAATAGTCCAACCATGAACAAAATCAATCTCTCTATATTCCATGTTGCTTACCTCCTGTTGTTTTATTCTCCTTTAAACTTGATGTCATTACTTTTCATTGTACTTAATTAAGATATTATTCAAATCGTCTATAATATCATCACATATTGCAATTTTCCCACGCAGATACCCTTTATCCCAAAATCCATACTCTGATAGTTCACTATCATCTGACATTTGAGAAAGTTGCTTCTCATATCTTAGTTTTCTTTTTTCATATTTTTCAATTAATCCCATTTAAACCTCCAAAAGAAATCCAATTTCTTATGCGCAGTTACCCAAAATATTAAGTACCTTTTCTTCGCAATCATCTTCGTTCATATCTGCAATCAAAGATACTTCCTTCATTAATTGCTTAAAATTTGCCATAATAAATTGATAATCTCTGACATCTAAGTTTTCGTTTATATCTTCTCTCAAGTGATTCTTATTAAGAATACTTCTGTCAATATATACCTTTTTATTTAAACTATCTTTCAGCGCAACAATATCAGACTCCACTAATTCCTCGTCTACATTAAGTGTTTCAATTGTTATGGATTTTGTTACCATTAAATCTCCAATGGAAAACACATTATGATCAAATCCAAGTATCCTGCTAATCATATCAAATAACATCATTGCTCTGTTTTCCTGAACAGAGAGTTCTGTATTAGATAAACAACCCTTTACTATGACATCTTCCTTTAATTCAGAAATATGTAAAACATTATCTGATTCCTTCATTATTTTTAAGATTGAAGTTTCAACATCATTCCTGCTCACAATAATTTTTAAATCATAATGTTTTGCTATATTCAATTTGTATTCATACTGTTCTACTTCATTAAAGGCTATGAAAAATACTGGTTCTTTTTCTTTTAAAATTACTGAACCTTTCTGCTCAATCAAATCTTGCTCTTTAATTTCTGGAATTTCTACATATCCATCTCTACTTGAATAAGATCCTTCATGATATATACGTCCTCTTGCCTCACTAGGTCTATTCTGCAATTCAGGGATTATTGTTACTTCTTGCACAATCTGTTCATTTTGTGAGGCTGCTTCTTTTCTTAAAAACAATTCATATCCTTTGAAACTATCAATATTTTTATCTTTTCTTCTTGCAATCGCTACCCCTTTTAAATATTTTATATCTTCCTCATTATTACTTTTAAAAGTCATAAATTTTATAAGATTTTTTACATTCTTTTTATTCACATAATATCCAATACATGATGAATAGTTGTTTATATCTTCAATTCCTTTCATTAACAAGGAATTACAATATTCTTCTACATACAATTTAACCAAATCTCGAAACGCATTCAATTTTTCATCTTTTATAATATTTTTTCTATCAGGTGAAGTAAGGTTTAATGTTTTATCACTTACATGTAAGTCTCCTTTTAAATATGGCAAGTTTTCTAATTTTGAGACTAACCTACCCTTATAGAAAATATTAACATTCTCTCCCCAACTATAGTTACCTGCAAGAGCAATCCATCCACTACAATCATTATCTTCTATTGAAAATTGGTATTCACTATCATCTCCTTCAGTTAAATCTTTCTTTTCAACTAATTCTCCATTATAATAAATATCCAATTCATGAACATATTTTCCAAGTATTTTTACTCTTTCTTCAATATCCCAACTATTTGCTGTTTCAAAATCAAAATTGTTCAAAACAAGCTTGAAACCATTATAGTAATCATCTAATTCTTCAACTTCAATTTCTGTGTTACTGGTTGCAATCATTTTTTCTACATCAAATGTAATATATGTGTTTCCAGAATGAACATTGATTAAATTACTGACTGTAATATTACTAAAGAACCCCATGCCAAAAGGATTTTCAGAACTTCTCACACTCTCATCCCAACCACTTTCTGCAATAGAAAATAATGCTTGCGGATTTGTTAAAATATTTCCATTGTTCTCTATAACCACTTTATTTTCATATCTATCAATTGTAACTTTAACTTCTGTTGCTTTTGCTCTTTGGGCATTTTGCACATCTTCGTCAAGAAAGCAATATATGTCCTTAAACGTGCTTTGCCTTAATAGTTTTAATTGATTGATAACGTTTACTTTTAATTCAACCGCCATTGTTGTCTCCTTTTCTTCCTATGAAATCTATGTTTCATTGGTTTTCTACATTTTTTAGCACATGCCATATTTTATTGACAGTATCGTTTTCATCATCATCGACCACCAAAAACCCTTTATTTTCAAGGGTTTCAACGACCTCTTTTGCTTCACATCCGTAATATGCCTTAATTTCAGCTATTTTCTTTAATTTTGCCATTTTTACCTCTTTTCTAACCCAATGAAATTCCGCTTTCAATCGGTCTTGATTTTTATACAATATATAATATTTATTGTAATAATTTCGTACTATATATTTTTATTTGTTTTTATGTAAATTCCCCGTATTAATTGCTTTATACAGTCTATTTAGTGCAACTTCAAATGCACCAATGCCAGAAAAGAAGCTACTCACTCTCAAGTTATCAAATAGATATGGCATAGCCGCATGCAATTCAATTAAAGTGTAATAAATAACTGCAACAACAATACTGTTTCCTGTCTGTTTATACATCTGATAATCACTAATTCCAGCTTCCTTACAAGCATAATAAGCAGAGTCATCAAAATCCATCAATCTAAAGCATTCTAATGTTGTTAATTTCCTTAATACTTCGTCTTTTTCAATTTTAGGACAATTGCTATGACCTGTTGTATGTGTTTTCGAAATACCATTAGGATCTAAAATTACACCATCTTGTGACGAATTTATCTTTCTTTTTACTAATATCTGTTTTGGTTGTTTGTATGTAGTAGCATCAATTGTTGATATATATTCGTTAATGTCATATACCCAATGTCTACTATTTGTACCTTTGCCTGTTCCAACAGTTGTTCCAAGAACCTTATATTCATTCCCACATGGATATTTTTCACTTTTTTGACTCTCTTTAAATCGTTGGTAATACTCTTCAGATAAATAATACTTATTCTCTACTTCTGATTCTGGTTGCAATAAATCTTTCAATCTTATATCGCTATCAAAAGGTTTATGAAAATGAAACTTACCATTGTCAATATCTTTTCTAATGCTTACAATTATTACTCGCTCTCTATTTTGAGGAACACCATAGTTCTTAGCATTAAGTACTTTCCAATACGAATTATATCCAGCTTGATCTAAATCTGATAAAACTGTCTCAAACTCCTTTTTAAATCTCTTACTAACCAAATTCTTGACATTTTCTATAATAGAAAACTTTGGCTGCTTATATTTTAAAATTCTTATCCCTTCGTAATACATGCCACTTCTTGTTTTATTACCACTTTCATCTATAAATCCTTTTTGACTACCGGCAACTGAAATATCAGTACATGGAAAACCCCAGGTCATCAAATCAAAATCGTTTAATTTTGTTTCATCCACTCTTGTTATGTCGCCTAAATTCAGTGACTCATCTACATTATGAATGGCACAATAGCTTTTTGTAGCATATTTATCGAACTCGCAGAAGTTCACTAACTTCCAGTTCTTCTCACAATAATTATTTTTTTCATTATTCTCTGTCAAAATCATTTAGTCTACAGAGATTGCGCAATCATTTATACCTAGAATTACTGTTTAATCCTTTCTTTTTAATATTATTTTGTTGTAAAACCACTCGAAAATAGGCACGTCTGCCTAATCGAATGAAAAAATATTTCTTGTTACTTTTGCTTGGAAAATTTGGCTGATCAGCCGTGAATAGAATTACTTCTATATTAGATTATTCTCTACTTGAAATTTCTCTAATTCATCTTGAATCATCTTCTGTATATCTTCTTTGTCAAAAGATATATTTGCGACTGGAATAATATTTGCATTTAGATTAACATTGCCAACAATAGCATTATCAAATGCTTCTAAAAACATTTCTGCAATTTCTTTTTCATAATTACCACACAGACCGCTATAGTCCATATCTGCAATTACTCTTGAAAAGAAATCTTTAAACTTATCAGTGATAAAATCTCTTTCATATCCTTTTGGAATATCAATTGTTAATTTCATTCTCTCACCTCGCTTATCACTTTTACCTTACATTCAATTTCTACAACTTCTAGCTGCCTATTAGCGTTATAACGTTCTGACATAAATTTTCTAACGGCATTCTCAGCAGTTTTTCTTGTTTCCCAATATTTATGTCGTGGGCTTGTAAGATTACTTACTAATTTTCCTGTTGATTTATCCATTACCCCATATAATGTAAATTCATTTTTCATCTATTTCACTCTCCGAAGATTTTCTCAATAACTTTTAACTTAATACTCTGACCAAATTCTGAACCAGCAGCTTTTGGATGACCACCACCACCAAATAAACTTGCTACATCTTTACCAAGATCAATATCTTCTTTAACGGTTCTATAAGATACCGTACAACCATCAACATCAATCATTGCCACAAAATCAATTTCAGGATGCATTTTACAAAGTCTATTACCTAATTCACTAATAAACCTATCTGCAAATACAAAACCACAAACCTTACCACACATAGAACTGGTAAACATAGTTTCATTCTTCTCTTCGATATATCTATCAATTTCATCCTGCTTAATCTTTAGAACAACCTCATCTTTAGCATATAATCTTGGGAATACCTCATCATGGATTTCTGAAATGCACCAATGAATAAAATCATTTCGACCATACAGGTAAAGTAAATCGTTCACTTGCTTACAAATAACTCCATCTTCACCAAGTTCTGACCATCTCCAAGTGTCATAATCTCTCACAAGTTCAGCAAATCTTCTCAATGTCTCTGAATCTTTTAAATAACCATTCTCGATTAACCAATAATAAAACATTTCTGTTCCACTAGTTTTAATAGTTCCAAGTTTCATATCTTCATACTCGATAGTCACAGAACACCAAAAATACTTATTAAGTCCTAGAGCTGTTGGATGATGGTCTAATAAATAAAAATTATCAAATCTGTCATCAATAATTTTTGCTGTATCTTCATTTACTCTGATATCTGTAATAATACACATATCAAATTCCGTTTCACTATCAATAAACTCCTTGACACTTGAATCAATGTTATCATAATCACAATATGAAATATCTACATCATCTCCAAATGCAAGTTTTGCCAAAATACCACAACCGATTCCATCAAGATCCGTATGTGAAAATAATTTAACCATGTAATCTCCTCTCTGCTATTTCTAATAATTTTTCTTTCTCATTTTTATATTCTCCACTAATGACTGAATCCAACAGATTATTTAATACCTCACCAATTTCTTTTCCTGGCTTATATCCAATAGTAATTAAATCCTTACCATTAACTGCTAAATCCTTTAGAGAAAAACATTCATCATCCTGTAAGACTTCTTCTAAAATATATTCGATGTTATCAATCTTCTGTAATCTTGTTTCCTGATTAATGTCGGCTTGTGCTTTAATATCAGCTCTACGAACATTTAATAGCTTTCCGAACTGTTCTTCTCCGATTTTATTAAGCCATCTCTTGACATATTTCTTTCCCATCTCAAAAGTAGCGTCATGATAATAGACTAATTCAACGACCTTTTCTCTTGTGTCATTATCAAATCGTAATCGCTTCATTATTTTATCAGTCATATCAGCACTGACTCTTCCATGACCTTTAAAATGTCTAATACCATCTTCGCCATCTTGATAACAATGTGGCTTTCCAATGTCATGAAAGAATACAGCCAATCTTGTTACTAAATCATCGGATTCACAATATTCTATTGCATGTACGGTATGATTCCATACATCATAAATATGATATGGATTATTCTGTTGAAAGCCAAACATATCTTTAATTTCAGGAATAAACAATGAAAATACTTCGTGATATAAAACCATTTGTACACAGAAATCACTCGATGCAGCAATTTTACAGAACTCACTATTGATTCTTTCAATAGATATATTCTCCAAATTCTTATACATTTTAGAGATATTCCAATCTGTATCAGATTCAAGGACAAATCCCAACTGTGAGGCAAATCGAATAGCACGTAAAATTCTTAATGCATCTTCTGAAAATCTGTCTTCTGCTCTGCCAACACATCTAATCTTGTGGTATTTAATATCTTCCATAACATTAAACGGATCTATAAGACCAGCTTCATCGTTGTATGCCATTGCATTGATTGTAAAATCTCTACGCTTTAAATCTTCTTTAAGGCTTCGTGTGAATGTAACACTGTCAGGTCTACGACTATCTGAGTAATTACCGTCAATTCTGTAAGTGGTACATTCATATCCCTCACCGTTAATTACAATAGTGATAGTTCCATGTTGCAATCCAGTTTCAATAATTCTCTTATCCTTGAATACTTCCATCATTTCATCTGGTGTGGCAGAAGTTGTAATGTCATAATCGTGAATTGGTCTACCAAGAATACTATCTCTCACACATCCTCCGACTAAGAAAGCCTCATATCCATTATTCTGTAAAGTATGAATAATTTCATTTGCACAAGATGGAATTTCAATTTTTAGATTAGATTTCACCTTTTACCACCCTTTCATTTACACTAGCAACAAATTCATTGATAGCCTTATAATTAGGATTATCAGGAAGACTTGTGTTTTTCTTCGCATAATCCAATCTCTTTTCATAATCATTTACCATTTCAAAGAATTCTGGGATTGGCTGATCGTTGCTATCCAAATACTTACCATTACGAATGTCCATAAGCAAATCATGCTCATCTTCTCTATATGTGATTATTCTCTCTTTTTCAAGAATATCCAAACACATCATATACAGACGAATAAGATGCATTGAATGTTTAGCGATTTTACCATGTTCAATTGCTTTTTCATTTCTCTTACCAATTTTTCCATACTGACGAACAGTATTCTGAAGCTCATTCCACATAGAGCAATAATCTCTTAACGGATAATGATGCAGGGTTACATCCATAAAAATCTCTGTGTCGTAGCCTTCCTGTACAGCTTTGTCAATATATAATTTCATAGAATCGTCTTCATATGGTGTATATTTCTTTGTGAAGTCAGTCTGCATAAATTCAAGAGTCTTCAGAATATGTTTCTCTAATTCAGACTGAGACATCTGATGTGCAGCTTTCTGGTTTAATCTGTATAATTGCTGATTAGCATAACCGCCAAACGAATGACAAGCTCTCTTTGATAAAAATAAATGTGCATTATCAATTAACTCCTGACCAATAGGCGATACATAAAAGTAATGTTCAGGCTTATTGCCAAGCATTTCTATTGTATTAGGATTGGTGTTACTCAATAATGCGACCAATTTATTAAATGCATAAATCGTGGTATCTGTTTCATTATTTACAAATTGCTCAAAATTCTCATTAGTAAGAATCTGCATTTTGCTATTTAATGCACAACCACGAATATCTAAATCGCTACCCTCATTATTTGTTCCATATGCATGACTTCCACCAAGAGTTAAGATAATGATATTGTTACCCAAATTCTTATCTGTTCTCAGGAAGTCATACTCTTTTGATTTTAATTTATTCTTAATCTGTTCAATTGTCATTGTCTTAACCTCCAAAATTCCATAGGAAATGTGCGTTTCTTTCTAATACAATTTATACACCATATATAGTATGTATTGTGTTTTGCAATCACTACATATGGTGTATTGATAGAGTCAGTAGGCTATGACACCTACCAACTCTTGAATTATTTATTCTTCTTACGTTTTCCTACAATAAAACCTGCTCCAAAGCATACACCGAGACAGATTACGAAAACTCCAATGTTTAATACAATCATTACTTATTACCTCTCTGTCTCTTCATATCATCAAGGATCTGACGAGCATTACGCTCTCTTTCAGAATTAGCAAGTCTTCTCTCATTAGCCTGTGCGCTAGAATCATATGCAATTCTACTTCCTTCTGCACGTTCTCTTGTCTTTCTTGCGCCTTCACGAACTCTTTCAAGCATTCTATCGCTCTCATTATTCGTATTAAGACTATCCATACTCTGATGAAGTTCAATAATCTGGCTATCGGCTTCCATCTGAAAAAGAACCTGTTCCTTTTCCTCTTTAAGTTTCTGCAATTCTTCGGCTGCTTGATCACGAATGTCTTTCTGGTGAGCCTGTGCTTCTTTCATCTCTTCGATTGTATCTTTTAGTACATTAATCTTATTCTCCAAAGTAGACTTCTTCATTGCATACTGCATTGCCTCATCCTCTTTGTTTTCATCAAGACAAGCGTTAATCTGCTGTGTAACACGCATAATATCTTTATTCGCCTGATACAAGTCTTTTTCTGCTGTATCACGTTTTCCTGAGATTTCAGCATATGTAGCAGATGCCCTGTTATAAAAATCTTCCTTTTCTCTAATAGCTGCGTTGTAATAATCTCTAGCACCTTCTGGTGTCTGTGCATCCTGACGCATTACTTCATCCGTTCTTCCTTTAAACTTTACTCGAAGCTGTTTACCAAAAGGAGTAAAGAAAAGAACCAGTGCAATTAATACAATCGCCACAATTACAATAAACATAAAATTTGTCATACAGTCCTCCTACTCTGCATCAATTCCATACTGATTACATAATGCTTTTAATCCACCATTATAGCCACTTCCTACAGCCTTAAACTTCCATTCGCCATTATGTTTATAAATTTCAGCTACGACTAACGCAGTCTCCGTAGAGAAGTCTTCGCTTAAATCGAAACGAATAAGTTCCTCGCCTGTCTCTTCGTCTACTACACGCACATATGCATTTCCAACCATACCGAAATTCTGAAGTCTGCTCTCAGCATCATAAATTGTAACCGTCACAGCAAGAGTCTCATAGTCTGATGGGATTTTATCAAGTTTAATCTTAATAACCTCATCATCTCCATCTCCCTCACCTGTACGGTTGTCTCCCATATGCTTTACACTCTTTGAACTATGTTCAAGATTACCATAGAAAATGAAATCCTCATCCTTGCCAACCTTGCCATTCTCTTTTGTCATAAACACTGAGGCATCGAGATCAAAATCTGCTTCTCCGTCATAATGATTAATATCCCATCCAAGTCCAACAAGAATGTTTTTTAATGACGGTCTACCCTTTGTTAAATCTACTCTCTGTCCTTTACTTAACGAAACTGACATAATTAAATCCTCCTATTTGTATCTTCTTGTTAATTCGCTAATACTTGAATCATTTGTTCCCTGACCGATAGCGTTAAATTTCCACTCTCCGTCTTTCTTATAAACCTCTGCAAATACCATTGCTGTTTTGCCAGCATAATCATCTGAAAGATTGTATTTACAAATTTCCTTACCAGTTGACTCATCAACAAGTCTAATGTACGCATTCTTGATAAGTCCAAAATCCTGCTTTCTTGAAATACAATCATAGATATTTACTACAAATACAATCTTCTCAACCTTATTTGTAATATTCGCAAGATCAACTGTAATCTGCTCATCATCACCGTCTCCATCTCCTGTGAGGTTGTCGCCATGATGATACACACATCTGTCTTCCGCTGATCTGTCACCATAATAAACACATGTACGATACTTATCATCTTTTCCCAAAATAATTGCCGAAGCATCGCAATCAATGTTTGGCTTAGAGCCAAATAATCCTTTCTTAACAGCATCCCATCCAAGTCCTACCATAATCTTTGTAAGACCACCTGCTACTTCCTTAGATAAATTAATTTTCTGTCCTTTGACTAAATTTACTGACATATATATTCTCCTTCCATTTTATAAATCCAAACCAAAATTTCTACCAATAGCAGCTAAACCACCATTGTAACCTGAACCAACTGCATTAAACTTCCATTCACCGTTCTTACGATACAACTCACCTGCAATAACACCTGTCTCTAATGAGAAATCCTCATTAAGTTCATATTTGAAAAGTTCCTCATTTGTATCAGCGTTGTATGCTCTAATGTACGAATTATCAACCATTCCGAAATTCTGTAAACGATTTTCTGCATCATAAATTGTCGCTGAGAAACTAATCTTTGTAATATTAGATGGAATCTTATTTAACTCAACAATCATTGTCTCGTCATCGCCATCACCTACACCTGTTCTATTATCGCCAGAATAAATCAATGCTCCGCTTGGGTGCTGTGGCTGACCATAAAATACAAAATCCTGTTCGCCTGTTACCTTTCCTGAATCATCAGTAAAAAATGCTGATACATCCAAATCGAAATCTGCATTACCATCGTATCTATTTGTATCCCATCCAAGACCAAATACGACTTTGTTTAAACCTGCATTGCCTTTTGTAAGGTCAATCTTCTGACCTTTAACTAAACTAATTGACATATTTTTTGTCCTCCTTATTCTTGGGAAGGCTGTCAACCTTCCCTTTTAATAATTTAAAAGAAATTGGGAATGTGAGTAATATCAGAAAAATAAATGGAATAAAGCGTGTAATACATACTGTAATAACACTAATTGAAAAACATATAAGAGTAATAATCTCTACTGTTTTATAACTTTTATCTCTCATTACCATGTTCTCATCTCCTCAATTACTTATTCTCTCTTTTCTTCTTAATAATCTTTCTAATAAGATCAATTGGAATAACCATAAACGCTAGAATTACAACTACTACCCAATGTTTGAAATCTAAAGCTGTAACCTTAATAAGATTTTCTGCAAAGTTGCAAAGAGCAAAAGTCATTACAAAAATTCCGATTGCAATGGCTGAGAACAGTTTGTTCTTCCCAATACCATTGAACAAATTAATATGCTCTGTACGAATGTTAAATCCATTAAATACTGCCATAAAGCATAACAATGCGAATCTCGCTGTCATAGCTTCTGTTTCAGATGCAAACATATTTGCAATAGGACTGAATGTAATAATTCCATAAAGTGCAATAAATGCTACTGTACTTAATGCAATACGTTTCTTTGCACCTCTGATGAATAAGCCAGAACCTTTCTTAATAGGTTTCTCAGTCATATATTCATCCTTTGGAGGTTCGCCACCAAATGATAATGAATTAAGAGAGTCCATAATGATATTTACAATCAGAATCTGAACCGATGCAAGTAATGCACCTGTTGCAATCATTGGATAGATAACACTGAGAATCAGAAGTGAAATATTGATAGGTAACTGAAATTCAAGGAACATCATAATATTGTGCATAAATGTTCTTCCAAGTTCTACTGCCTTTACAACGCTTGCAAAGTTATCATCTGTCAATACAATGTCTGAAGCTTCTTTTGCTACATCTGATCCACCTTGCATACCAAAACCAACATCAGCTCTCTTTAAAGCAGGACTATCATTTACACCATCACCTGTCATTGCAACTGACTTTCCAATCTCTTGTGCTAATGTGACAAGTCTGAGTTTTGTGTTTGGTGAGCATCTTGAAATAACTCTCAATCGAGGAATTATACTCTTTACTTCATCATCTGACATCGCTTCAAATTCATCATTTGTAAGTGCTAAATCTCCATCTTTGTAAATTCCACACTCTGTAGCAACTGCAACTGCTGTCTCAATACAATCGCCTGTGATTTCAACAACTTGAATACCAGCCTTATGTGCTGTTTTTACTGCACTCGGTACTTCATCTCTTACAGGATCTACAACACCGATAATTCCAAGGAATGTCATGTCATTTGGTATTTCATTCTCTACTAAATCGCCATCTGCCATTGTAACTGCAATGCATCTCATCGCATTACTTGTCATCGCTGTAATTGCATTACTTAATGTGTCATTGTCGTTATTCTCTATAATTTCACCACTTGAATCCATTACTTTTGTGCAATGCTCAATCAGTTTCTCAGGTGCGCCTTTATAGTATGTAACTCCATCCTTTGTCGTAAAAGCTGAATACTTATTGCTACTATTAAATACCTGCTTTAACTTAACTGGATATTTTTTCTGAATGTCAGCATATGTTTCAGGATTTACAAGGCTAAGAACTGCTCTATCAATTGAATTACCACCTGTAATATTGTTTTCTGAATCAAATGTTGCACTATTATTTAAAGAAATGTTTGCCTTGATATTATTCCAAAGAACTGAATCCTTATTTACATCATTACCAAAGCCATCAATAATCTTCTTTGGAGTCATAATACCTGTCGTAAGAGTACCTGTCTTATCAGTACAGATAATATCAACATATGCTAACTCTGGAATTTTACCAGGATTCTTAGCAAGAATATTGAATTTCTCCATTGTCTTTACATTCTGTTTTGTTACAAGTTTTACAATAAGAGGCAATCCTTCGGGAACAGCAGCTACAATAATTGTTAATGCTACTGAGAAGTTCTGTGCGATCTTCTGAATAATATTCAGAACGCCACCGCTAAAATATTCTCCAAATCCAACCTGTGCAATTCCTGAAATTGTAAGCACTGCAAATGTAATAACGGCTGCGATTGTTCCCCACTTAGAAATGAAGTCGCTCAGATTATCAAGTGCAATATCAAGTGCTGTCTTTGGTGCTTCAAGTGTTTGCATTTTAACGAGTGTATCACCATTTACTGTATTCACACCTACATCGGTGACAATCATCTTTCCTTCACCTGACATTACTGTTGTGCCAGCGAATAAACAATTCTGATTCGTATAAGCATCTGTTGAAGTAGTTTTCTTATGAACGTATCCTTCAACTGGTGTTTTCTTGCACTCTTTTGTTTCTCCGTTAATAGCTGCATTGTTTACAGAAATCTTACCTTCAATGAGATAACCATCTGCAAAAATCTCTTGTCCCATTCCTATACAAACGAGATCACCAACTACAAGTTCATCCTTGTTAATCGTTTGAACTTTACCATCACGAATTACATCACAATACCTGACTGATGTTTTGGCTCTCAACTCTGCTGCTGATTTCTGAACACCAAGTCCAGTCTTAACAGCAATACATGTTACAATTGCTAATACGACAAGAATCATAATTGGATCTGACAAATCCATTACTCCCATGACTCCAAGGAATAACTGCAATACCGCAATTGCAATAAGAATCATTGTGATTTTCTCACTTAATGCCTCCTTTGCGAAGTCATACCACTTGTCCAACTTTGGTTCAGGAAGCTTATTACTTCCATGAAGCTCTCTACTTTTGAGAACTTCTTTACTACTCAATCCATTCATCTGTTTGTACTCTCCTTTTCTATAATTTTTATATATGAATGTTAATTGGTTACATATCTATATTCTCTTTTTAATTTGGGAATTTTATTGAGCTGAATCGCTCAGAAATTTTTTACAATGAAACGAAGTTTTCTTGTTAAAACATTCTCTTTGACATTGCATCAAACAATCCAGACAATTTATTAACTGACTCTTTTGATGCAATCAAGGTTTTAACATCATCAACAGACATATCTTTTAATTCCATAAGCACTTGGTTCTGTTGTTCTAAGCATTCATTTTTCATCTGTAATTTTTCTATTTCATCACAGTTATCGCTTATTCGTTTGTGTAGAAGCTTATTCGTTTCTTCTAATTCTTTTATCCTCTTTCGCCACTCTACACATTTTTTCTCAAAATGTTTTTCGGCAGCGTTAAATTTCTTTCCTTTTGACACTATCTACTTTCACCTCGCTTCCATATGAAATCGAACTTTCTTGTTATAAAAACATTTTAATTTCCGCTTGATATAGCGAATCATATCCTTGCATTAATTTCCAAACACAGAAATTATGATCATTGCCTTTATCTACAAACAACACGCAACTCTCATTTATATCTTCTATACAATAATTCTCTTTGATATAATCAATATCAATACCATTTTCTAATTTACAGTAATAGATATTAAATTTTTCTCTATGAATATAATCTCCAATCATCGTTGTTAATAATAAACAAAGCATAACTGGCAGTTGTAAAAGAAAAAGCAGCACTAATGCTTCTTCTGTATCTGTTATAAAGAATTGTCTTATTGCACATATCTCTAATAAGATAATCATAATCACAAATAAAATTCCAAAAAACAGATACCACTTATTAGCTGACCACACCTCTTTTGTTTTAATTTTTGTTTTGTCCATTTATTTTCACCTCACAATCCAAAGAAAGAGAATTTTTCTAGTAATCTGTGGCAATATATATACCAAAATCATTGAATCTGACTTCTTTGACATTACCCACTAACAAACTCAAATCGTAAAGCCTATTAAATTTACTCATCGCATCTTTAAGTGAATCTGCATAACAAATTGCCACATCGTCTGAATATTTATGTCCTTCCATGACATTCGGTTTTGAATAGCAATACAATTTTTGTGGTTTGTATGTACTAACTAATTTATCCATGATAACCTCCTGCTCCATTAATTCTTCTTTGTTTTCTTCTTAACAATCTTTTCTACTTTTGCTTTAGCAATCTTATTATCTACCTTAACAAGACTACCCTTAAAAGTACCAATTGGTTTACATGCAATTCCCATGTTTTGTTCTCCTTCCTTTCTAAATATAAAATTTGTTCATTGCGGAATCGAACCGTATCTTACAGTGTCAGTCGTTTCTGTCGTGCTACCATCACACTCATGAACAAAAACAGATTATAAAGTTTTAAATCTTAAAACTTGTAGCTGGGCTAGTAGGATTCGAACCTACAAATCATGGGATCAAACCCCACTGCCTTGACCATTTGGCTATAACCCATTAGGTAGACAACTTTAGTCAAGTCATCTACTTACTTATTCTCTTTTATTCATATATATTAAACAGGAATCATACACAAAGAATTGCCAGATTTGGCATATGTATTAGATATAAGAGGTGAGGTAATGATATGTATAATCCCCATTAATATCACCACCATAATGCTTGAAACCATTTTCCAAACAACTGCAAACCTTCATCAACTTCTGCTTGCTTCTGATCGATTAGGTGTTTAGCTTCCTTATATGGTTGCGTATTTATGTCCCAAACACCATAATAATCATCGGTCATCAATGTTAGTTCAAATGCATGAATCATTTTATCTAATGCAGCATCCCATTTCTCAGGTGTATTCATATCACCAGTTCCAGGATAACAACATGATTCTTCTTTAAAATATTTTAATCTCGGAATGATAAACTTTGCAATGGTATAGCTCAAATCCCAAGTTTCCTTCGGATTAACATATTCACCATGTTTCTTTAACCATTTCTTACGCTGCCTTTTATTCATATTCTTATCCCTTTCCAATGATTTCTTATTATTATGATTGATCATCTGTATAAGCAATTTGTAATTAAAATAACAATCCTCTGGGTGAAATATTATCGTACCACTATATTCTGTTCGTACTTTCATGTATTCTCCATTTCTATGCTGATAATTTTTGAGTTAATTTCTTATCAAATTCTTTAAAATCAGCCAACATATTATCCAAATTTGCCACCTGATCATGACTATAAGAAATATCTTTGTTAGTATATGTAACTAACCAATCATCCAGATCTTTGTCACTCTTAAATGAATATGCAATCATACCTAAAAATGCCAATTCATTATGGTAGTCAAAAAATGGTGATTCTTTGTTTACTCCATCTAAATTTTTGAAGTCATCCATTAAAGTATAATAATCATCCACATCATCTTCTGATACTCTCTCTGATACATTCTCTCTAATGAACTGCAATGGCGTAATTTCTTCTGACAACTCAACATTGTCTATTGAATTATTCTCTGTCTGATCTTCTGTAATATGTAAATAATCCATCATTAATGCCGTATATGTATCAATTTTCTGAGCAACAAGTTTTTTACCTGTGGTACCTGGTTCTTTATATAATAAATCGTATGACCAGTCGCCTACTTTGACATTATGTAATTTTGTTGGAATCGCCTGTAAAAACTCAGCAAATTTAGAATCTGGAAGATTTAATCTGCTGAACTTATCAAATACAACTACCCATGTCGATATGTCTTTCTTTACAAAAACATCTGTACAAGATGAACCACAACATTTTTCCATTCTCTGAAGGATATTTCTGACTGTTTCAAATTCCTGATGATTACTTTTTTCTTCAAGCATAGCATTTGCCGATTTTGAATCTTTTTTAAATTCATCTATATGGAAAAGAGCCATCACACTATTACAAACCAACTGTATATAATTTCCATTTTTCCTATCTGTATCTGAGTATGTCATTGAATTTTTGAAGAATCCTTCTTCTCCGATACTTTTTGCTTGTCTGGCATATGTAGGAATCCAAGTCAATGCTTTCTGACTTGCATTCATTCCTTTGTGGTTATTTAGTTTTCTAACTAATTTACTAACCTTTTCCATAGTACAATTCTGATATGTTACAATCCGAAGCTGATAGTTATCAAATCTCTTTTTTAGTTCTTTTGGAAAATCATCATATGTCTTATTTTTTATATCAAATATTTTCTTTTCCCATACAAAATTCCCATCTTCATCTCTAACTGCCACACCATTTTCATCGAAGACTTTTGATTGATACTCGATCTCGCTGTCTTCAATGTTTTTAGTAAATTTGTAATTCCCATAACGGATTTGCATCAATGCAGTGGTACGCTGTAATCCATCACCAATATATTTTTGAACAATTCCATCTTTAATAGGAACTTCTGCTAAAATCAATGGAGGAAGATAATCTCCTGTTAAGACAGTAACACCAATTCCATTAACAAATGGGTCATCACTACAAAAGTATCGCTGCACGTCTTGATTATCGTTGACATCACCCTCTTTTACTTCCTCTGTGTAATTGATTACTGGAATATTTTCTTCTCTAATTTTTCCTACTGCCATCATAAATATCTTCCTCCTTGATTAAATATAAGTAATTGTGTTCAAATATAGACAAATGTGTTCAAGACACATTATCTAACCAATATATTTTATTAAATTTCCAAAGTAACCTACATTTCTTTGCATTAACTTTCTTACAATGTTTTGTAGGACTTTGAAAATTTATTGCGTTTTGTTTTGGATACAACGCCGTTACATACCCTTTATGAGTTTCACCATTTTTGAATGTATATTCTACTAAATCCCTATGCTTGATTCCTAAAACATTATCTGTTTTTGCTTTACTCTGTCTACGCATAGGTTTAATAGTCCATTCTTTTACATCACATGTATCAGGTTGTAAATCAGTGATACATATAGCATCATTAGAATGTGATTTCTCAATATTCCAGTCAATACGTTTATTTGCTGTATCTCCACCATTTGTCAGATATAATAATCCTAAATTTGACAATTGTTCTCTAAGCCATTTCTTACCAATCATTACATGTTGAGCATAATTAAGATTTTTATTATCAGAAGATTTTAACAGAGAGAAATATTTATCCATAAATAGTTCTTCACTACCTTCTGTTTTCTGATGACACTTTTCACATAATGTAATAAGATTACTAAGTGTGTTTGAGCCATTTAATCTTCTCGGTCTTATATGATGAACTTCTAATCTGCAATTAGATTTTCCACATTCCATACATTTACACTCATCTCTTAGAATCACTGCTTTACGGATGTTTTCATCCAGCCTATTAGATTTTTGATATTGCCAGCTATAAGATTTATAACCATCGGTTAATGCTCGTATATCAATAGAAACATCTTCCAACCAATAATTTGTTATATGTATCCATCTATTAAGCTGATTTATAACTCTTACTGTGGCTTGACGCTTTTGTAAAATACTTGGAGCAATTCTTCCTCTTTTTGACGAAGAGCGATTATTGAATCTTGATTGTCTATACCGTTTATGATAACGATGATAATGTCTGCATCCACGTCTGACATCCATAAGATGTTTTACATCATTGCGTTGTTCAATCGTTCCTTTAAAAACCACTTTGTTTTTTGTTTGACATTTCTGAACTAAAGCAATACCCACATGAAGTCCACCGTCATCAATTCCACAACGAATCTCATCTTTACAGATTTCGTCATCTGAAACTTCTTTATTCAGTTGTATTACCATTGGATATTTACTAACCAATGTTGCATGTTCCTTACGGATAAAAAACCATGCTTTTGTTTCTTTTGTTGGGGCTAACTGTTTGCCGGCAGCATCCAATACAAAAACATAATTTGTCATTTCTGACACCTTCCTTTCGGAGAATTTTTCTTCGTGTCAAGGTCGAGTAGAGGACATGTATTTCCCTGTTATCAATGCAGAACATTAGCATTGTTTCTTGGTTTGTACTCACAGAGCTTCAGACTGAAGATTACATCTAAAGGTGTGTTTTTACCTTACTACTTAACATAGTTCATATCTGCAACATATTTTTCAATAGTAGCAGTCACTTAGACTTGAAACCTATTGTTAAGCCATAAAACAAAAGATTTAATGTGTTCACTTTTACCTATGTTTGTATACATATTTCTATGTTTTTAATTACTTAACAATTAGTCCTTATATAGTTACATTAATATTTTCACATTTTCATAAGCCTGTATTACAGACAAATTATTTGAGTAATCTTTTTTACTCATATGTAATGATTCTCTTATCTCCTTCTCATCATATCCTTGAACAAGATATTTGACTATTTCCCTCTGGATATTAGATAAATTGTTCAGATATCGTTCAATTTTTGTACCCTCGAAATGATTTCCACACGCAGATTCGAATGTATCAAAATTAGATGGGATGATATCTTCAAGAGTAAGTCCATCTTCTGTGATTAAATTATGTATGCTATCCACCATTTTTGCAGGTATTCTCTTCTCTCTATTTCGATCACGAATCTCTGTATTAAATTTACGCTTAATATTACTAGCCAAAAAGCTATCGAAATTGCATTCTTTGTCTTCTTCATATCTAAGTGCCGTATCATTTAATACATCAAGTGCGATAGAATAAAAATCATCATAATCTTTGTTGGATACACCACCAATTTTAACAATCATTGGTTGACATATACGCTTTAACTTAGCCATATTATTGTCGCAGTACATAAATAATATTTGATCAATGTTCATCATTTTACCCCTTTGTTATGTAAATAATAGTCAATATATAATTCTCTCTCAAGAATCTTCAAGTGTTTCGTTTCGCCATAGCACTTCGGACAACGCTGAAATTTCTCATTACGTTCTGATGTAAATCTTCTCACTTCTGTCATTGGAACATTGCATGTTCTACATATTGTCATCTTCATCTTCCTCCACAATCCTGTATCTGTATTTACGATCGAACAGTCCTTCAATCGCCTTTTCTGTCCGTTCACGATTGATCTTGGTTTCATCGATCTCTCGCAGAATATTATGTATAATCATCATTTCGTCCTTGAGCTGTCGCCTATTCCTTCTATTCTCCCTTATCTTCTTATATAGAAGCCAAGCAGAATACAAATCCTTTGAAGTTTCAAGCTCAATACTATGTAAAATATCCATCAAACTAGAATCAGACATCCTTAATTCTTTCTCTAAGTATTCATATCTGTCTCTAGCTTCTTTAAATATGTCATAACATGTGCCGAATTTTTCAATCCATTGCATCACATTGCTTGATGGATGATAATCAGTATTTTCGATCACATGTTTAGACTCTTCTCTGACAATTTTCTGTACAGGTGTCTCAACTTTAATATCTGGTATACATTCAACATGAAAATTCAGATTTTTCAGAGTTTTAGGCAAAGCTTTTAGAATATTCTTTGCTTTTTGCTCTGTGAACCTACCCATGTTGGTTTCATTACATGTTTCTGCTTTCCCATTATTAGTCAGCCGAATATACACCTTTTTGTTATTTTTGATAATATAATCCAACCATATACAACCTCCCTTATATTTAATTTTAGCTAGGCTGGTGGGGATTGAACCCACGAATACCAGAGTCAAAATCTGGGGTGTTAACCGCTTCACCACAGCCCATTATTAATTCTCCATGAATGAATTATGTGTAAATGAATTTATGTGCGATACGCAACAATGATAAAAATAAATAAAAGATAATGTCATTTGACATTTATTTGAAAATATGTAACAATACAGTTGTAGCGTATACACGTTATGTACGGCAGCCTATCCGTTTAAGGTACTCGCAATACCTTATGTCAATCGGTTAGGCTGTTTTCTTGTCTTATTATAGAACACTTGTTCGAACATGTCAATATTGCATCGAAAATATGTTCTGTATTATTTATACCCTATGGAGTGTCCGTTTTTCTGGACATCGAACGAAACAATATCGTATTAAGGTATCCAACTGGTTCATAATTAATTGGATCTTTCTGTGTATCCGAAAATACTCTAAGCTGATTAGCAAACTCATCACAGATATTAGCGATTGTCTTTGCCGAACCAATTATGTCAGAACACTCTCCAAATCTCTTTTTCACAAATCCAATGTTGCAATCCTGTGAAGCAAGATACTGTGTGGCTACTAAGACAATAGCATCTTTTTTTGCATATTTCTTCACTTCTTCAACTGTCATCATTACGTATTCCATACATTACACCTCCCCGAAGTTTGATTCATATACTCGTTTGACTTCCAATTTAGTCGCCCTATCGCTAATTGAACCAATTTTCTTTATTATTCTCTGTTTAGAAACTTGTCTAACACATTCCCCTAATAACATTGAACTTTGTGTTAAACCACCAGTTCCTCTCATAAAAAGAGAATGTGTAGATTGATCAATATTCTTTATTTTAGTAGTAAATGGTATTACTATAGTTGTATCACTAAATCTGTTTCCAAGTGCATTTTGTATAACTATTGCAGGTCTTACGCCAGCTTGCTCTCCATCAAATTCTACTTTGCCAAAATTGATTAATAGAATATCAAATGTATTAATATTCATGACTCACATCCTCCTTTCCTTTGATATTTCATACTATACACCATATTGTAGTATATGTCAACATATATTATTGAATAATATAATATTTTTTGATATTATATCAATTAATAAAAGAAGGGAGTAGTCTATGATACGTCTTAAAATAAAACAAATTCTACAAGAAAAAAACAAAACAGCTTATTGGCTATCAAAACAAACTGGTATTTCTGCTAACAATATTGGAAAAATCTGTAATGGGGAAACTACCAATATCCGTTTTGATACTATGGAAAAAATCTGTAAGGTATTAAATTGTACACCAAATGAATTGATGGAGACTGACGATCCTCAGTTAAATCGTCTAATCACTTATGCAACATATCTAACCCGTACAAAGGACGATGAAAAATAATCATCGTCCCTACATATTTACATTACTCTTAATTCATTTGCCATGTCAATCGCCCTCTGATACTTGTCTACATCATCTGTGAGCATACGAATGATTTTTCCAAAATCATCAGACTTTAATGAGATAACTGGCATGTTCTTAACAATCTCATCACCCTTACCAGCTAATACATTACGAATAAATTCGCCATGATCTTCCAAATATTTTTTATTTCGCATCTTTGTGACGCACATATAATCTAAGGTTTGTAATTCATTTACATGCCCAAACATTTTTTGCAATGAATGTACGCAATTTGGATCAAACATGTGTGTCGTATATATCCAATAACAGAAGCTCTTACGCATCGTATGTGTTGAGACTCGATATTTTATATTGCAATCCTTAACTGCTTGCTTTAACTTACTTCTGTAATTATCAGTATGCCATTTTTTCATATCTTTATAATCAACAACATAATGAATGTAATCAAATAAATTATCATATGATCCAAATCTTTTTGATTTTTTCGTTTTTTGAGTTTCAAATCCATCTAATATCTCATTGATGCGGTTAATGCTCCAATCTTTTCCAAAATAATCAACCCATTCATAAATATCCTTTAGTTCCAGTTCACATGTTCCAGTCGCAAAGTATGTTCGATCAACTTTATACCATTTCTCTTTACTTGGGTGAGTAAAGATATCTTCATTATAATGTTTTATTGGATCAATATGTTTATTGGTTGCATATTTCTCAAGTGCATCAAATACCATAGAACTAAGAGCAAGTACAATTGTTTTTCCTGTTTTTTGTTCTTGAACACTATTAATCTCAGTTTTATAAGCCCCATCTTTATAATAAAAATCTGACCATTTCATTGAAATCGTGTCGCCAATACGTCTTCCAAGGAGTAATTCTAACAATGTAATTAAATAGTTGTCCCAATCATTTTTCTTTTCAAACCATTCAACTACATTTTTTATATCTTCCATTTTCCAAAAAGGGTCACATCCTTCATTGTCTCCACATCTCTTAGTTGTATAATCTCTTGTCTGTGCCATATTAACCAACCACCTTTCTTACATACATATTCTCCGTTTGCCATTCAGGTAACAGTTCATTATTCTCATCATAATATCTGGGTTTAATTTTCTTTGCGTATTCCATACGCTCGTCAAAATCATCGCACCACCTAACTTCAAGATTTTTAGTTCTCATTTGCAACTTTGTACATAGACAGCACAAGTTTTTTACATGGTCTTTTTCTCTCATATTCGGTCTACGCATTTTATCTCCAACCTGATTTTTACTAAGACATCTTAAACAGATAAATTCACTTGATCTGTTTGTATTGTCATGTCGTTTACACATATTTATCACCTCATTTTTTGTAACAAAAAAGAAGCAGTTAATTTCTGCTTCTAATGCTTATTTCTATATTTAATTCGCTTTTAATAAGAGAAGAACTTTTTGTCTTATAACTTATTCTTTAATTTAATTGAGCATTCTTTACATAATATAGTAGAACTATTTCCATCCCACGTTATTTTTAACATTTCCGAATCTTCTTTAGAACCCTTCCCGCATTCAGCACAAGTTCCAAATCTTTCCGCTCCTTTAAAATCTGATAATTTTGTTATTTTCACTTTATATCACCTGCTTTCCATAACCATGAAATCGTCATTTTAACCATTAATTTTAACCCTTCATTTCATTTTTATATGATTGAATTCTGCGAGATAATTTTTCTTTGTAATCCTCGTCAGATGTATAAAGAATAATATTATCACCTTGTACATCAAAATGAACCTTTTCATCATCAAAAAATGCTTTATCACAAGTAAGTATAGTTCTTATTGGATGATGACAAAGCTGTAATCCTTTAGCAATACCAAGTTCATAATAAACTCCACCACGATTTCCTGTAAGATCGGCAATTAAAATAGTTGAGTCAGTTATATCATCCACAATTTTTCCAATAATAGAACCTTCGTATTCTTGGTCGTTCACCTTGACGATAGAATAATTAGCAGCTTGTACGATTGGTGTAAGAACATCTTTATACAGACGTTCTCTTTCATCATCAAAGCACATTGCAACAAACACTTGATGTCTTGACTTAATTGGTGGAGGAGTTATTACATTTGCAATAGATTTATACGCCCGTTTTAAAATAGCAACAAGAGCATCATTATATTGCTTAAATGCACCTCCATGGTCTTTTATCATTTTAATGCAATGTTTAGTTTCTGGTGAAAGTAAATTCATGTTTGACAAAACATCTTCAGAATCCATTGCCCATTCAACTGCATTTGGTTTTAAAGGATTGTCAATTAATCTTTTTAATTCTTCTTTTTTGTTCATTTATATCACCTCTTCTAATCTTCCAAGTAAATCATTCTTTCTTTTTATCCTTGTAAAAAGTAAATATAAAACCATTTTGGATATCCGTCTTGCCAAAATTCGCAATAATGCCTATATCTACTTACTTTATTCTCTTTGTATAATTCTGCGAGCAGCCTACCAATTTCAGGAACTTTCGGCGCTCCATATAGATACCATTCTACTATTTTCGGATTAAACTCATTTATATATGCGTTTACAAAATTCTCTGATACAATATCAATAAACTCATCTTTATGTTGTGACATATAATTGAGTATCCATTGCTTTTTGTGTTCTTTTATGACATATCACCTCCAAGGAAAGTTAAATTTCAATTTCTTTTTGGCAAATCACCGCCAGTAAAAATTTGACGGTCATTCAAAATCTCCATTGCTTCATTAACTATAAAACCATTTTGATACAAATTTTTCTCTTTGACTACAAAACTATGAAGTTCGTCTTCATTCTCAAACCATTTGTACATGTTTATTCTACCCATTCCATTTAGATCTGGAACAGAATACGTTAATAAAAAATTATTCATCATGATATTCTCCTTCCATAGTAAACTTAGATTTCTTTTTTATTTTACTGTTACTTTATCAAATTTCCGTAAATAATCTCGGCATTTTTCATCAATTTTGTTATGTAATATTTTATGTAAAACTGTCGCAAGATTATAATCTAATGTGTTTCCGCAAAATAGTTTATCTATTTTGTCAGTAATATCCACATCATTATTAATTATTATCTTCTTTGTCTTATCTATTATAATTTCTCCAAAATTTATACTTTCAAAAATAATTTTGTTTGAATTATTAAATATTTCCGTTCTGGGTAAACGATATATCAATTATAAACACCTCAATGTCACAAGAAAACTTGGTTTCTTGTTACTTTAATATTCTCTGTTTTAATAAGTAATGGTGCTATAATTTATACAGCACCATTATCTTCTAAAAATTTTCTATACATGTTTTCAATTCTATTCAAATCATCTTTGTGTAAATCACCGATTTTGAATATAAAGCTATCTTTTGTAAGTAGCGTTACTTTTGATACTCTCGCAGTTGAAGCCAATCTCAAACTCGCTTCTTCCCAATAGATAATAGGAGTATCATAAGGATCTTCTTTTCTTGCCTTATGCTTTGTTATCTTGACAGATAATACACCAAGTAAATTTTCATCAAGCACAACAACAGGTCTATTCAGTATTCTACTTGGATCTTCTTCTAACGGAAATTCAACAAACCACACTTCTCCTTTGTTCATTATTCGATACCTCTTTCTTTTTTCATTTGCTCAAACATATCATCCCATTCTGATTCGGTTGCCCAATCGTCAACAGAAGATATTGTTGCTTTCCCTTCTTTATTGTAATTTGTATTTTTCATTGCTAACTGATATGATTTCAAACCATATATTCCCGTATTCATATCAGGATGAAATGGTAAAGCCTGTTCTCTTACGGCTTGTTTAGCAGCCATTGTAAAGAAAGTAGTCATATCCATTCCAAGATTAGACATCAGTTCCTGTAATTGTACTTTCAGTGCTTCATCAATTCTCATTGTTACATTTGTATTTGCCATATATATATCACTCCTTTCTTAATATTATTATATTCTCCATTTTTGCCTTTGTCAATACAATGTATTAACATTGCACATAAAAGTTAAATTTAATTACATCGTTATTTTTTTAAAGTAATTGTATTGAATGTATCAATATCTTCATTCGACTTCAACCATTCCAACTCATAATTCTCTGCTTCTTCTCTTGTATCAAATATGTGCTGATCCGTTGTATAAAAATCAGTCTGTGCTCTATATCCACCCATATAATGAAAAGCTCTTACATTCATCTTTGCCATATCTTCAATACTCATGTTCTTAATCAATTCATAATTCGTCATAATATTTTCTCCTTTCTAATAAGACTTGTTTGTTAAAATTCATCTAATTTATTTCCGTTATTGTCAATCCATGCTTTTGCATCTTTCAATTTATCTCCGATCCATAATCTATCTTTATATTTATTTGCATATACTTCATATGATGCAAGACAAGCACCATTTACTGTGTGAATAGTTATCTTTTTTATTACATATCCTTTATATTCCCTAAAATTGCTATTCATACAATCATGCTCCTTTCTACACTACTTTCTTATCTAATTCATTTCCATACACATTAACATATCCACCATAAGTATTTCCGTTTTCTTCATACCAGAAATACCATTCAGTTTCCGTTACTCTCTTAATATTTACATCAGATGTTTTTGTGTTGTCAATCCATTTCTCAGCTTCTTGGATTGCGGTTTCTCTATCAGAAAATATTCCAAGCACTCTTGCGTTTGCTTCTGGGTGTTCTCCTCTATTATTAATTACTGTATGTACTATTGTATATAACATGTCATTCACTCTCCAATCTATTTAATTCCAGCTTCCTTACACAACTCTAAAAACTCATCCTGGCTAATTTGCATTTCTGGTTTCCTACTATTTTTCATAATAGCTACATGGTGCTTCACATTTTCCAGATGACGTACATGCAGGATTTTTACCACACAATCCATTTCCTAGCATATATTTACACCCTTCTTTTCTTGTACCAATATTTCTCGAACCACAATTATTACAATGATATGATTTCTCTTTTTCATCATATCGAATATCCATATTTCCGCAATCTAAACAAATCATATTTTTATTCTCCAATCTTCTAATAAATTTATTCCAAACCAATCATTTTATCAAAATACATTGCAGCTTTACCATTTCCACCCTCACGTTTGTATCCAATACATCCAATCAATGCAGAATCAAGAGATGAGTACGAACGATTTATATCGCTGTAGTTAATGTATCCGTGATAAAATGTTTTCTTATCTCTTTTATCAATATACTCTACAATCTGATATTCTCCAATGTAATGTATTTTAATCACATTGCCCCATGTAAATTCTTTTTCTATCAGTTCCAACTTTTCATCATGTGTTGCTTCTCTTACATCCTCGTCTGTAATTGTATTTAACTCGCTAAAATAGCAACTTCCATAATTACACGGATGGAACTTAAAATCATTTTCGCTTTTTACTACTGTTCCAATCTGATTTTTATATACAACTATATCTCCATATTTCATATATTTTTTACCTCCAATCTTCAAATGAAACTATTATTTACTTGTTTCCATTCTACACAATATCATTCAACAACTCAATCACTTCATCAAGTTTCTCGTTCGCTCCTTCCATATTATCAATAGCATCTTCAGAACACATTCCTCTATAACTACTTTGTAATCCTTCCGGCATGTTATCGAATGTATCCTGTTCTTCACTTAATATAGAAGACAACTCGCTTGAAACTTTCTTCAAATCAGTTTTAATCAAATCAATTTGAGTTTTGAGTTGCCTTATCTTTTCTCTTCTCTGTTTATTCATTACCTATCACCCCATAATGCATGGACTACATCATAATCACTTGGCATACATGTACATGTCAAAGCTCCAAAATTTAACTTATTAAATTCTTCTTTTGTAATTTCAATTCCCATATCGCCATCAACAGTCGTATTATAATCAAGCTTTCCTTGACATTCTGGACGGAAATACCATACTCTATAGAACTCTTTGCCAGTCTTTTGATTCTTCCCACTAAACAAACAAGTAATTGTTCTGCCTGAACTAATTTCAGTTGTAACAGTTTTTCCGAAATATGGATTGTATTGACTATATACATTTTTTCCGTATTTTAGATTTTCCTGTTTATCATGTTCACTCATTGCAAATAACTGCTGTGTACCTCTTCCATAAGAAGTGTCGTACACCTTACTGCTATTAACACCAACTGTAGAATATAATTTAACTCCGTTCCTGTCTGTTGTTTCAACTCTCTTTACTTGCTCTCCATTGATGTAATCATTGCAAAGTCTATCCATATAATGAACATTTCCGTTTTCATCAACTGTACGAGTAGTTTTCTTCATATCATAGTTATCTTTAGCTGCCTTTGCAGCACTTGCTCCATAAATACCTAAGAACGCTAACAGTCCACCGAACATATTCATCAACCACCTTTTCTTTCTTTTAATATTCTGTTATACTATCCTCTATCGGAGGAATTAACCATGATAGAAGAATTTATAACAGATATTTGTGAGTTACTTAAAATAGAAGTACCAAAAATTTCATATGATACTTCTCATTTCCATACTAAAACTACATTGGCTCAATGTGAACCAACTGTTAATATAATTTATTTAACTAAAATAGACAAACCAAATACAGATTATATATTTTCCATTGCTCATGAACTTCGTCATATTTATCAATACCAAACTGATGATGAATTCTATTTATCAGGATATAAACCATCTAACAAATGTTCATCTATCGAAGAATATAACCTTCAAATTGCAGAAGTTGATGCAAACGCTTTCGCTTCTATTATAATGGTTGAATATTTTTCAATGAAACCACAATGGAATGGATTATCTGATAAGGTTATCAATGCTATTGACAATAGAATTAATATAATAATTCACGAATTAAACAATTAATCCTTTTTTGCATTTCATCATATGAACACATCTCATTATTTTTAAATGATGGCATAAGAGTATAGTCTTCAAATTCTTTTGTTTCAACGTTCCATGTGCCACCAGAAACAAAACATAAATCCCCATTTTTTCTAATGCCTAAAGTGTCGAGTTTCATTTGAGACTCAATAAGATCTGATACATAATCTGACAAATGCTTTCCGTTAGGTAATTCATAATTGCCTTTTCGTTTATCAATTTTCCAGAAACTACGCAGTTTAATAATCTTCTTAAAATCTTCTCTTTTCATATAATACACCACCCTTCTTATTTTCTCCACTTTCCCATTTCATCTACAGACTTCTTGTTTAAGTTATTATACATATCTTGTCTCTTACGAGATTCTTCCCTTTGGTTCGCTTTCCAAGGAAGATAAATACATAAATACATTGCTACTAAACATCCGATTAACTGCGCCATAATGATTACCTCTTTTCTTTTAAAATAACATCTTCCACATCACCAATTTTATACAACTCGTGAACCTGTTCTTGGAATTGTCTTTTTCTATTTTCCTCTATTGTGTCCTTATCTCTTGTAATCCATATAGCAAAAAAACATAATGCAAACCATATTACTCCACATATAAGTTCTTCCATAATAATTACCTTCCTTTTTTGATAAAAGCCATCAGATTAATTTCCGATGGCTTGCTCTACTTTTATATTCTCTATTTCTCTTCAATAATTACTAATTCAACTCTATGTGCCTTCTGATCTTTATCCAAAGCATACAAACATGGATTTTCATTTCCCTGTAACACTTCATTGAGATTATATGTCCAACCCCAAGGGGCTTCTATCATAGTCTGACCAAAATTATTCTCACATAACTTCCAATTGCAATCATCAGGTAACTTAACTTTTAACTCATCATTACAGACTCCTCTAAGATGCGGTGCTCCATATGTATATATATTTCTTTTTTCAGCCCCAAGTACTCCATAATTCCTATATATTGTAAAATCATTCATAAGTCTTTACCTCCTAATTGTATCTCTCTTTGCAAATTTTTGATATTCCCTCCGTGTTAAATTTGCTTTACTCTCTAATAATATAATAGTATTATTCATAATATCTACCACCCTTTCATCCCAATATTCTGTTTACTGCTTTATTAATTTTCATTATTTCTGCCGTTGTACAATACCGTAAGTATCGACCGATTTCCGTTTTCTGTTTATGATAGATCCGATCAAGATTTTCGAGCTGCATCAATAATACAATATCATCTGTTATATTACGTTCTACCTTAGATACAACCACCATTTCCGTTCCATCACATCCATATACCTCATAAGGATTAATAATCTCCATTTGTTCTCCTATATTTTCCATTTACTATCTTTGTTGTAACCACCAGATACCATCTTACTTTTTATCTGTGATGGGCTTTTACCAGCATCCATAGCCATTTTTCCGATTGACACCTTATCAAGATCATAGCTATTTACTTTTGCTTCAATGTATATCTTGCGTCCTATACAAATAAGAGCGATTGTAATAATCAATGCTAGACTGTCCATATCATCATCTCCTTTTTCTTTATATACAGCTTTAAATTATACGTTCCAAAATGTATCTATTAATTAAAAACATTTTTCAATAAAAGATTAATATTTACATTCCAATATGTGCCTATTAAACTATTAGTTAAAAAATTATAAATATTTTCTTGTCTTTAGCTGATTCTGTAATGTTAATAATGTCTTGACCATGATTTTATGCTTTTCATCTTTGCTTACATCTGCATCATCTTCAGTCAACTTTAACAAGTCGTCTGGTGCATTTAATGATGTCCCATTATAAATCGTTAATGTATAATTCAAGAAATCATTCACATCATGTCTTTCTGAAGCATTTAATGCTTTCGTATACCAACCTTTGTATTTTGTCATTGCATCAACTTCCATTTGTCTCCCTCCTTTCTCTTATATATGTAACTATTATACCATACTAGGCGACTCTTTCCCATCCCTGTTCTACAATTTCTGCGTTCAGATCAGGGTTATTTATGTTTTCGCCGTTATAATACTGATAGAAACTTATCATATCAACCATGTTTCCATCGTTATCATATAACTCATAGTATGTATCTGCTACCCTATCGGATTTACTAGCTGCAACTTCATCCGCTCCGATAGTATTAATATAGCCGTTGTCATGTACAAAATTTTCCGCATCTGCGTATTCCATATTATTTAAGACTGTAATATCTAACATATAAATTCCTCCTTAATAATAAAACCTGCGAGCAATTGTTGCCTACAGGTTATTAACTACATTATTTCATTGATTGCTGACTAATTCCTTCTCCATAGATTTCGCTTTGCATGTCAACTATACCTCGCACATATTGTCCAAGTTCCTGATCCGTACAAGGTTCTAACATGTTTCTTGCCTTTCTTCTGATTAGCTTATATGCGAGTGATTCATTCTTCGTTTCTGATATATGGATATTCATTTTCATTGCATCACCTCCAAATAAATTTCCGTTTCATCTTTTCTTAAATTTTTTATGTTCTTCTATCAATTCTTCTAAAATATCCAACGGAACAATATTTGTTAAATCATCAACATAAACTCTTATATGTTCAAACTTTCCATTCAGATAATTATATCCACACTCAATACATGTTCCACAATTAAAGCCTAGTTTATTTTTGCATATCGGACATTCCATTTTATCACTCCTATCTAATTTAATTCCTGTTTACATTCTTCTAACAAATCGTCTACAGTCATTCCATCTGTATTTCTCCACCATAACTGTAAATTATTGTCTTGTGTGTTGACTTCTGCCAAAGGATCATCGAGCATTGGAATATTTTCATTATCACTTTGCATATCCTGTACAAATGCTTTCTTTGAATCCCATTCATATTCCACATATTTCCTATCACAATTAATAACAACTATATTCAACATAATATTCCCTCCAATTTCACAGTAAATCATCGTTTCATTGTATTTAAAATTATTTCTGAAAAATATTTTCTCTGTTCTTCTAAAGAACCATACTGTTTCCAATCAAAATAATCCGCATTTTTATCTGTTAAAATTTCTTGATTTGCAACTACTTTTAATCTGTGTTCTATTTCTTTAATAGTCGGAAATGATCCTGTGTCATCATTGGTATAAAACAAATACATGTAACCTCTTGATTTTTTTACACTACTTGTATTACCAATAATAATTGCTCTAAATCCAGCATCATTTTCAACTGTAATTTCTGACTCTCCAAGGTCATTATTCCATATGACATTGAAAAATTTATATACTTCATCTTGCTTTAATTCCTTATATGCACTCTTTATTTTTCTTGCTAATTCTAAATAGGTCATATCATTTCCTCCATTCTTTCAATGAAACTCTTGATTCATCTCCAAAATTTAATCATCATTCCATCTTTCCAATTAACAAAACCTGCATGATAATTATGTTTCTTTGCAATATCTAATAGTTTAATATTAGTTTTGCTATCATATGGTTCTAAATAAAAACAACTCTGTGTCGCTTTTTGAACATCTCTATACAAAATGTCTGATGGATTGCATTCTTTACATTCTGCACAATTATGTAACAGTAAACAAATATCTGATAAAATATCTTTATGTGAATTTTTCTTTTGTTTTTCAATATATTCTGTAAAATCCATATATCATCACTCCATTTCTAACTCTTTATCGCAACTCACACCTCTATTTCTTTCTGAAAATCTTCTGCAAGTTGTTCAATTACATTTAGAACTTCTCTTTTATTTTTGCATTTAAACTCAGTTCTATATCCATTTCTTGCTGTAAAAACTTCATACATATAGTCACTTCCAAATGGATGTCCGCATTGCACTCCAAAATATAGTTGGTCACGAATTGTATCGTCCGAATCTTCTCCGTTTTCCATTATTGGCTCAAATCTAAAATCATCATATAGCGGATAAGAACAAGGACAATTATTTTTAAACCACACTCTGAAATTATCAAGAATGTAATCATTCTTAATATCCTTTATAATGTTTCCCATTTTCTTTAATCTTCCAGCCAACGCATCATCTGAACAAAACCAATCATACCAACCTGCATTACACTGAACTGCTCTGTTTTTAGACTCAAATTCTTTATTATTAAATTTATTTACCCATTCTCTTACTGTAATATTTTCCATATCTATTCCTCCATTTCCGTAGCTTCTGCGTCACTGTCATAACACTGATCTGGTGCATTTTCTCTACCTTCCTTAATAGCATCAATTAACTTTTCTTCTGCTTCTTCTTTACTGTTTGCCTCTACTTCATAATATCTTTCATAACATTCATAATATCTAACATTAAATTTTGCCATAATAAATCAACCATCCTTTCCATTTGAAATTGCTATTTCTTACTAACAACATTCCATATTTCCATACCAAAACCATCGCACACCATCATAGCTTGCATATATATCATTACCTTTACTTTTAAAATATATTGGATAATCATTATTCTTCATTTTCATCACTCCAATCTTCTAATAACTCATACACTTCGTCCTTATTGTCATATATATACTGATTAAAGACTTCGTAATCTCCATCTTTATCAGGAAATTCTTCAATAAATCTTTCCCACATTACATCTGACACCACATTTTCGTTGAACAATCTTCCCTTGTATTCAAGTTCTGCGTCTGCCCATTCTCCGTGTGAAATATATCCAATATCTTCAATCCCGCAATAGTTTGGATATTCTTTCATCGGGAAGCTTGCGATTCCGTTTTTAACTACAAAATCTCTCGTTATTGTGCTTGTCATACCTATTCCTCGCTTTCTATAACAGATACATGATACTCAGGATGATCTTCTAAATATTTTTCATTTTCGGTTTCAGAATAATCACTGAAATATCTTTTAATAGTTCCACATTCATCCACAATTACGCCACGTAGTTCCATTTATTTCACCTCCATTAAGTTATTCTCTTTAATCAACCGTAACTGAACCATCTTATTCAAATCCTTGTTCACTGTAATCTGATTCTTTCCATTTCCATAAATAAAATGACTACCACGACTTCTAATTTCGTGATAGCCATTTGCCTTAAGAATCGGTTCAAATTCTCTTAGATTCTTCGGTTTATGTTTGCACATTTTAATCATCCTTTCCATCTCTAAAATACATATCATATTCGATACCTACTTCTTTCAGTTTCCATCCAATCCAATCTCCATAAGACCAACATTCTTCTTCAACTTTTGGATCATTCCAAAAATCATCAAAGGCTTTTTCTGTTACTTCTTTTGCCTTATCAAAATCTTCATCATTTACCAATAAAACTAAATTCATCCACGGATTCATATCAGAATAAAGATTAATACATCTACGTTCTACTACCATTTTAATCACTCTCCCTTCAGATTAGGACATAAACCAAGTCCACCATCAATTTCAGGTACTCTTCTTATTGCTCCTCTGTGTGGACATTCTTCTTTTTTACATTCAGGACAATAGCATTTCTGATATTCCTCATAACTCATTTTCCAGTTTGTCTCCGCAAATCTTTCTCTTGTCATCATAATTCCTACACCTCCAATGCTTTCTGTACTTTTTCATTAAATTCACCATACATTGATTTCCATTCCTTAATAATCTCTTCTGTTGGTTCACCAATAAGGTTGTATCTTTCCTGTCTGTAATGCTCTGGATTATCAGTATGAACTTCTTCTATATATACCGCATTTCCCATCTTATTTGCATCACAACCAAAACCTCCAGTTGCAAGTACAATCTGATATTTTGCTTCTCTAAATTCTGGTTTGAAAAAATCTGGTTTAATTACTACCAACTTACCTTCAATGTTGTCACTTAATGGTTTACATTCGCTTCTATTAATTATTGTTTTCATATTTTGTACCTCACTTTCTTTTCAAGAAACAGTTCTATCAACTGGGTTTAAATTTCTACAAATACACAATATTGTTTATTATCATTCATATATCTTTTTAAATCCTTTTCTGTTCCATTTCCTGCTTTAAATGCATTTTTAATTCTTTCTTTTGTCCATTCCATAAAATATCCATCTTTAATCGCTTTTTCTCTTGATTCTTTTGTATCTCCACCATATACTTCATTTAATATTTTCTTGCTTATTTCACATATCATTATCAATCACCTCATTTTAATCTTCATAAAAACTACGTTTCGCTTGCATTAATTCACCATATCTCGCTTCTGATAATATCTGCCATCTACCTAAACTATGATCCGATCTCACATTCTTTGTGAATTTTCTAACGTCATCCCAAAATGTTTCCATATTGTGTAGTGTCATTAATTTCTTAATCTTTGCATAATCTGCACTTTCCATAACATAACTTTCCAACATATCAATCAACCTCACTTTCTATGCTATCTTTTCCCATTCAATATGTGTGTCTTTTCTATGTGCTTCCCTTGATACGACAAGAATTTCTCCCTTGTAGTATCTAAACATAATGTCATCTAAATGTGGTCTTGCTAAAATTTTCTGCCTTATTTTTTCAATTTCTCTTCCACCATGTTCAGCTTCATATTTTTCTAATGCCCATTCTAAATTCTCATAAAAGTCTAATAATGCACATTCAACCGCTTTTCTATGCCTATTTTCCTTAATTTCATCCATTCGCTTTTCAGCAGCCTCATAAGTCTCGAACACTTCATTTGGATATGCATCATTATGACTTCCATAACACTGTGTCCATGCAGGATATTTTTTTACAAGTCTATATGTATTATGATCAAACTCAGGTTCAATAATAGGTTCTACATCTTCCATTTTTACAAGATAACCATTATCAAATAACCACTGAATATCTGAAGGATTTTTGATGTATCTGCCTTTCATTGCAACATTAATTTTCTTTTTCTTTTCCAGATCCTCTGTGACTGTATATAAATCTGTGCTATAAGTCCATCCTTTAGGAACTTTCTTAAATTCCGTTTCTGACTGGAAATCATCAAATGGGACTCCATTTATTAATCTGATTTCTGGTGCTTTCAACCGTGATACTTTGTGAGTACACATTGTTTTATACTCATATATTCCATATGATACATACATTGCAAACTGACTATCTTCAATGTAATAGCAAACCTGATTCTGTTTCATTTCACATTCTCCTTTCCAATAAAATAAGACAGACACATTTGTTTGCGTCTGCCTTATTATTCTCTGTATTAAGCCTCAAATCGTTCCAATATTATTTTAATCGCTTCATCTGCTGTAATCAGCTCTTTATCCCTTAGCTTTACAGCCTTATTGATTTTTGCAATTATCTTATTTTTTAAATTACTCCTAATTAGATTATTTTCTTCAATTTTTCTCTTACAATCATTTGCATACTCTTTTATGTATCTTTCTGCCATGTTTATTACCTCCTGAAATTACAATTTCCTGCTAATCTTCAAGTGTCCAATTACCAACTTTATTTCCGTTGATATCCATTATGTAACCAGCTTGATATCCGTATTCAAGTTTTTCTTCAATTTCTTTTAAATTTCGCCTTAACTCATATGCACTTCTGTCAAGTTCGCCATCTTCATTTCTATAAGCTGCACCACCTGTTTTAATTTCAATTTTCAGCATATCAATATTCCTCCTCTTTCCCGTTTATCTTTCTTATTTTCACTTCAATTTGTTCCTTTAAACTTTTAATACTATCAGTTGCTTCTTCTATAGTACGGAAATTATTTTGCGTGACTTTCTTCTCGAATTTCTCTATATCACTTACCATCCATGCAAAACTATAATCAAATATGTTCTCAATATTTTTATAGTCTTTGCTAGTTTTTGCCTCGCTTAACTTAACAAGAAGCTTTTCTTTTAATGTCTGAAACATTTCCTTAATCTCTTTCAGATCTGCTTCGTAACTAATCGAATCAACCTCTCTTTTTCGCTTATCTGCCTTATAAGTATTGAGACGATATTTTAACGCTTGTCTTGCTTCTGTGATATTACAACCACTTTTATCAAATTCATCTGAGCTGCGATTGTTATAACAATAGTAAGAACTAGAAGTTCTTTTTATTTTCCTTTTATATTTTGCATCTTGCTGAATGATAAACACTCCAAGTTTTCCGCTTTTTCTATCTTCTTCAAAGTTATATTTTGCATAATAATCATCAATTGAATATTTATATTTGTCTCTTGGCACTTCTACTTTAAACTTCCCTGTGTTTAATTCAACACAACGAACCTCCGTTCCCTTACAGACTAATAATATTCCGTTATTGCTTCCTGTTATTTTTTTAATACTATTAGCTGTAAATTTTCCAAGTAAACCAGTTACCTTGAATGGCTTTTGAAAATCGTAACCATAACAACAAGCAAGGAATTGTAATGCCTTTCTTCTACACTGTAATAACTCTTTCAAAGCATTGTCAAAAACAATATTGAGTTCATCTATACATTCTTTATTGCCACTATGTAACAAATTCTCTTTCATTGCTCTTGTCAACAAAGTTCCTTTACTAATTTGATTTCTTTCATTGAAAAGTTTGATTACTTTTTTATCATGAAAATCAAGAACGCAAAGATTATCACGATCAGTATTCACATAATATCTTCCGTTGTCTGCAAATCTTACTCCGTTTTTACTATCAAGAACAAAGTTGCCAAAATACACATTTTCAACTTCTGCGACACATTTTAGATAAACTCCGTTTATTTTAGCAATGTTTCTATAATAGGTTTTATTCTTATTAAGAGAAGCTATGTTATAATATCCAAGTACCTTTGCCTGTAATCCAGGAACTAACAAATCCAGATTATTATTAAGTGTACTATCGCATTCATTTACAGTGTGATTATAGCGATTTTTAATAGACATATGACTTCCGTTTTTTGCTATCTGAATATTAAGAATAGATGTACCATATTCATCTTCCCTTTGTGGAGTTTTACTTCTCTGTATTTTGTCAATATCTTTCTTAATTGCAACCAACATATGATACTGACTCATACGACCAGAAAGATTATTATAAGTGCAAATTACTTCTCCTGCTGCATAATACTTTTTGCATTCTGCTATTTTCTCTTCATCATCAAAAATTACAGTGTCATATCCAACCTTCTTAAAATCTTCAATGATTTCTTCCTGCGTAGTTTCCCTTATTGTTCCAAAGGTATCATTTGCACTTATTTCAGCACAGATGGACTTTATCTGGAACTCGTCCAATTCAGAAAACACATTCCTGGCATTCTGTGGTGTTACTAATGCTTTACGAAGTTTCTCTTGATCTACTGCAATGTTTTTAATATAAGAATACGCATAATCTCCTACGAATTTTTTCAAATTACCCATATATATCAACCTGCCTTTCTAATCAATCCAACTTTTTGTTACTGTGTCATATGTAGCTCCATTTGCATCCTGATACTCTTTCCGTGATGAATATGTAAACTTAAAACATTTATGTCCATTTACATATATTTCTGCTTTATTTCCGTTCACCATTGCAAACTGTTCTCTATATCCACCATTTTTATATGCGGTTTGCATTTCTGCACTTCTAAATTTTTTCATCATAATCAACCTTGCTTTCTTGTAATAAAATAGGCAGCTAGGTATTTATTCTCCTAACTGCCTTTGATTTGCGTTATTATTTAATTTCTGCAAAAGGTTTTGTATTTTTGATTCGTTCATCATAATACAACGTATACCCATTATAATAAAACCGCTCTCGCTCATCTAGTTTAGTCCAGATAATTGTTTCTGTTCTCAAACCATCACATGGAGAAGTTTTTACATCTGCCTTTGTAATTCCATTTTCATCATAAATTCGTACTGCAATTGCACATGGTTTATTATTTATCTTAATCACTCCAATCGTTATAAATTAGTTGCATTTCCATCTACATCATATTCAATCTTATCAATGTGTAACACATATCCGACTTCCTTTTCTTTATCAAAAATTTCCATTGCATTACCACATGACCACTCAAACGAATACCGCTTATCATCTGATTCAATGAGCTTGATTAAGTGATCTATTAAATCGTTTCTGTCTCGCGCTTCTGCCTTTTGTTCTTTAATATTCATATGCCTTCACTCCTTCTTATAATTCACACTCATTGGATGCCAATTCACTCCATTTTGTAAATCTTTTATAGTTTCAAATTCTACTTTTCTATCACCTGCTATTCCAAGAAAAGCATAATATTTATCTATTAATAAATCATGATAACAAGTTACACCATTTAATGTAAAATATTCTATAGATTCATCTTCTGTTCCTAAATTCCATCCTGTTTTTGAATGTGGTGTATTCCACATATTATCACTCCTTTTCCCTGTAAATCTTAGTTTCAACTACTACAAGTAATTCCACTGTTCGTTGTCTAACATAATGCCTACTGCTACTACGTTAGCATTTACATGCACTTCTCTTACCTTATTAGCTGCTTCATGCGGAGTGATAGCATTATCAATGACATCAACATTCTCTCTGCCTTCTCTTAACCACACAACTAAGTATCTATTCATAATTTGCTCCTTTCCTTTGAAATGCGAATTTCTTAGTTACCTAATTCATTTTTATATTTTTCTTTTGCTTCATTTATGGTTCTTCTAAGTTCTTCTATGCCTTCAATATTACCTGAACACATAATGAAAGCATTTTCCATCATGTTTATGGCATGTGCCGTATTTCTACTAAACCCAAACAGAACAGAATTTTTATATTCCTGTATTGCCGTTTTCATTACTAACTCTTTATGTGCATCTCTCATACAATTACCTTCCTTTCCAAAGAAACACGCATTTCAGATACTATCATTACTATCAGTTGCGTTGGCAACTTTGTTTTTAAAATCTTCTAATACCTTATTACATCTTGAATTATCATTCATTGCAGAAATTTCTCTTTTAATATAATTCCAACTACTCTCCGCTGATTCCATCAACTCATAAACTTTAGCAGCTTTTTCATATGTAAATCCCGCTTTCAGTTCTTTCAATGCTGAAAATAACTCATTGATATTATAGATAGTCGCCCCTGCCTGGCATTCATTTGCAAAGCATCTATCAGAGCACTCAATTTTTTCTAATGCCATAATCTCCTGTGCAAGTTCTTCTTTTGACTTTTTACTATGTTCCGTTACAACTCTGTCATACATCCATTTATACATAACTTTTACCTGCCTTTCACTATGAAATATCCATTTATTCTCTTTTATTTTCTGTTCCGTTTTCTATTGCAATGTTTTCCTGCGTGGAGGCACTGAAAATCATATACTGCCTTTCTGTTCTTTTTCTGCATTACATTCTCTAACGCTATATGTTTAATTTGTTCATAATCTGGATTCATAAAATAACCATCCTTTCTTTCTGCTTTAATATCCCTTTACATGTCCGTAGCAACATAATATACATAAGAAACTATATACAATCATGTATAATATGTAATCTGGTGAACCATCAAAACACCATTTTGATATAAATATCATTGGCACGATGGTAAGCAATGTCCAATTTGCACGTAATAACCAGATTAATTTCCGTTTGATGATTGCCTTCCTTTTTGCCTTTTTACGAGCCTGTTTCTTCTTATATATATGTACTGCTTCCTGATATGTATATAACCGTACTGTATTTTCCATTTCTGTTTTCCTCCTATATTAAGTCGTATTCCTTCATCAATCGTTCTGCCACCATCCGATTGAGATCTTTGTTAATTGTAATTCTCTTATGCGTTTCTGTATTTATGTATGTAAAATGGCTTCCGTGACTTCGCAAATATCTGAACCCATTCCGTTTAAGAATAGGTTCAAAATCACGCATCTGTTTTGTCTTTCTATACATAGATCCCATAAATATCACTCCCTTCTGTTGTTTATTCTCTTTTACATTGCCTGTATTTTTCTTGTTTTACGCTTTGGTTTTTCCTGTTTAAATGGGTTCTCCATCTCATATCTCACAATGTCTGATAAATAATCAAATATCTGCGCTTGTGTTTTATCCATAATATTATCCACGAAGAACTCTGTTCCTTTACATCTTTCAATTAACGCCTGTTCCATTTCATCTGTTCTACCTTCGCAATAAGCATATAATGCCTTTAATGCACGAATTATCTTCGCTGTATATGCCTTTCCATTATAACTATCTGCATATCCATTCCAACCGAGTTTTCCAAGTAATACAAGCATTGCATTCAATAATTCAGGATTTGTCTTTGATAATTTAACACCATCTGAGATAGATGTAAGCGTCCCTACTGTGTTTTCATTATCATCATCTCCCTTTATTGCAACATTATTTCTGTGACAAATTTCCTGTAATTTAACATAATCTATTTTGCCGCCTGCAATAGCTGCTTTATAAATGTCCATTGGCTGCATTTTTGCTCTATCTTGGGACTGATTAATAAACAAATCAATCGCTTCTTCAAGTGAACATTCCATGATTTCTACGACAACAGCATCCATTTTTGCTTTAAATGCGCCATATATTCTGTGCTGACCATCAATAACATACAGTCTGCCTTTGTGGAATAGTACCTTCGGAACATCCCATTTATACTTGTTATATGTGTTTCCGATTGTGTATGCTCTAGCAAGCTTTAATCTTCTCTGCCATTCAGGAATGTGGATATACATTGGATCTACTACAAGCTGAAGCTTGTCTCCGATCATGGAGTTTCGCTTTGCATCCTTAATCATTCGTGAAATATAATCGGTTTCCATTTTTCCAGTAAAACCTTCTTTATTCCGTAATTCCTGCATTTCCATTTCTGCCTCTTTTGCTGTTAAATAAACTCTCTTACACATAATATTCACCTTTTTAACCTTTCTTTTAATTAAAATAGCGACTACTTAATTGCAGTCGCTTAAAATAATTTTGCCTTTAGTTTTCACTTTCTCGACATTTACATTCTTTTATGCAGACATAATCATTGGTTTAAGCCGTGAATATGCTCTGTCATATTTCCATGAATCTTCTATCTTTCCACTTGGAACAGATAAACTGTCTACCTGTTTAATAATTTCTTTTGCCTTTGATGTGTTTAAACAAAAATCATTTGCTAACACCATGATTTCTCTTGCCCAGTTTGCCATGATTGCTTCCTCCTTATTATTCACTCTTGTAATTTGCGTTTGAATCGTTTATAATTTGTGTGCAACGCAAATATGTTTTATTCAATTCATTTTGTGTTCTTGGGATTGAGGCAGACCGAAATAGTCTGCCTTTTACTATGTAATAACTACATTTGCCTTTAAATCTGCATCCGTAGTTGTGTGAGTTATAATCGAACTCACTATCCGTACACAGATTTATTCTGCGTATGTAATTGTAAAACCTGCATATTCTGCCTTGCGGATCTGATCGGTAGACATCTTTTCTGTGCCTACATACATTCCCTTCCATACTACGTTTACCTTTGCCATTTTGATCAACTCTCCTTTATGATTTATTTTGTGCTAATAGTATGCACTAAAAAAGACACCTACTTTTGTAGATGCCTTTTTGACTGGATACTATTTTTGGGGTATAAAAATAGCACCCTATTGGATGATGGGTGCTTTTGGTGTGTTGGTTATATTTGACGCATTATTACATTTGTTTTAGTTTCGCTTGGAGTTCAGCTATTTGATCCTGAACTTCTTGTTTTGCCTGTTGTTTTGCCTTTATATCTTCTGGATAATTCTCTTCTGGAATGAATTCCATTATTTCATCAGGCATACAACGGAAGTAATCGCAAACCTTGCATATACTATCTATAGTTATAGATTCATTATGAAGCATCTTTTGCATTGTAACTCCACTAATTTTAGCTTTATCTCTGAACTCTTTTTGTTTTATATTTTCGCTTTTTAATTTTGCGAAGAATTTACTATAATTAACTTTCACTTTATATGCCTCCAATGTTATTCATCTCCTTTCATTCTAGCATATAATTTTGCTTTTGTAAAAATCTTTGTTAAGTTTAGCAGCTAAACCAGATTTTAGTTTAGCCACTAAACATTTGCCTTTATCCCTCCATACCAAACATAATATAAGCATAGATATTTCCTCTAATTTCTGTTGGAATCTCATTTTGTCTTTCAATTATATCGTCAATGGTCTTATATCCATTTTGACGCAGATACTCTAATGATTCTTTACGTACTTTTAGAGTTTCTATACTTCGCCTTCTGACATTTCCTGGGACTTTATGAACTATTGCTTTTTCGGACATATTGTGTCCTCCTTCCTATTTTTAGGCACATTGTACCTATTCACAATGTTACCATAAAAACAACCTCCTTTCAATTTCCGTTTCGCTTCTGCTCATCGGTTACGGACTTACACCGTAAAACGGAAGGCAGATTTTAATCTGCCATTCTTACTGTTTTAAAACCGCAGTCAACACTTTTCTATTTCTTGTTTTTGCATTTTGAATTTGAGTATTTATAGACAAAGTACCTTTTGTGAGCCACTCTATCCATAATGCTTTTATTTCTTCGCAGTCAATTTCAGTTGTATTGTACAGTCTGAAAATGAAGTTAAGAATACTTTCGTCAGTTTCTGCATATGTATTTTTGCCTCTAAAGTCACGAAATATTTCGTGACAAATTCCATACATATCTAATGTGTTAAGCATGGTTATTTCCTCCTTAAATATAATATCTTTGAAAATCGTGTAACGGACTTTTTGAGCACTCATAATCAGTTATTGTTTTATCAGCACAATAATTTTCTTTGTCAAGTCGAATACCCGAACCACCTGACTTATGTTTTCTTGAATGTTTCATCATGTTCTGAATACTTTTCATATGTCTGTCGTGTTTAGTTACTAAACTCTTTTGCAAGTCTTCTTCTTTCCACCAGTGACATTTTGTCCACCACAAATGCATAGTTGTAGCCCACTGGCAGATATTGCGTGTCGTTTTTGAATTTTCACACACTTTGATCCAGCGTGAACCATTAAACCTACGCAGTTCTAATTCATTGTCGTTCTCAGGCTTGCTGTGAACCGTACAAAACCACCAACCGACAGAATCACAGCCGTACCATGCATTGAACGGAATATGCTGTCCCCAGATGTATTCGTGATTATTTTCGCAAACTGAAATATTCATAACGCAAAACCTCCTATTCTGAAATAACTGCATCTTTTGCGGTTACTCCGTACTTTATTTTTACAATGTGCATAGCATCCACTTCAGATAATGCAAGCACATTTTGAACTATTTCAAACCATCCGCTTTTATTTATTATTGCCACATCATAATATTTCATATTTTCGTACCTCCTGGCATTGATTAATATTGTTTTATGGTTTAGTCGCTAAACAATTTTAATTATTGATTTTTTTGTTTAGTCACTAAACTATAAAAGCATTAAAAAACCCGGGTATTGCTACCCGGATGACATTACAAAAAGGGCGGATTTTCACCGCCCTGGTTTTAGTGTTAGTGTGATAGTGTTGATTATTTCGCAAGTGTGGCATTCTCAGCAAGCCACTTCTCAAATACAGCCTTATTAACTGTATAGTTCTTTCCCTGGTATGTGAGCACCGCTGTTTCTTCAGAAACTTCTTCTTCAGCCTTTTCTTCTTCCTTGCTATCGCTGTTAGTCTCACTGTCTGTATTATGAGACTTTTCTTCAGATGGTTTTACATAATCTTTTACCATTGTGGCAAGTGTACAAGCTGACAAGTCCATTAAGTCTTTAAATACGTAACCATTGAATACTTCAGCATTCTCGAAAATATCAATAATTTTGTCATATGAGAATGGATATAAACCAGTCGCAAAGTCGTTAAAACGATTATTTTCAATAATGAGGTTCATAGCCTTAACCCAACGACTTAAAGTTGCTTTACTTCTTCCTACTAACTTGATATAATCATTCTGTTTAATAGGTTTATCACAAGTCGCCTCTCCATGCACATTACCTTTATTGTCGGTATATTCTGGAATGGTGACACCCGTACCATATGCACACAATAAAGCAATATTGAAGGCAGACTTTTCAACTGATTCCAGCCGTAATTTTACATTGTTTATAGTGTCGTTGGCGGTCATACCGTTAACAGTTACATTAATGATACTATTGTTTTTTACTTCCTGGTTTGATGTGTTTTTTGCTGTACTCATAATTAAGTACCTCCTTCTTATTTTTTTTAATTGTTTTGTTTAGTCGCTAAACTTTTTTAATTTTGTTTAGTGGACTAAACTTTTTGTTCCAATATCCCATTAGCAACCTTTTATCCGTTGCTTTACTTGTATTATACTCTTTTATGAGAGTTTTGCAACCCTTTTTTCATAGTTTTTATTGATTTGTTAAAATTGTATAGTTTTAGTGTGGTTTTGATGTGAGTTATTGTGTATATTTACTAATAGGTTTATGTAATATAAATTATTCTTATATGTGGACTCGATGATATAATATAAACTTATATTAAAACGATAACAAACCATAGATAGAATATAAACATTTATTCGAATATGTTTTGCTCTGAGAATCCAGAATGATTTTATGAAACATTTGTTCGATCACGGAAAAATATAGAAATACCGTAGCTTTAAGGGTATAGGGGGTAGCAAAAACTAAAAGAAGCCTTATATTTCCTGGAATTACAATAAGCTGATTTATCCACAGACTTTCTTCAAAATTTCATCTTACTGATATCATCAAAATCCCAACAAAATCAAGCAAAATCCTAAATTTCACTCATCAAAACCCTTTATCGTACCCCATATCGTAAAACCCTATTAAAATCAAGCATTTCAGCCACTTCACAACCCAAAATCAAACTCCCATCTCACCAAAAATCCACCCACAAATTCAAAATCTTCCTTATTTATAAGCACTTTCATCGATAACGATTTCCCAGTAAAAATTCCAAATCATATAATCCCCATATAGGGGCTACCATAAAACTATACACAAAACTATTAAGACAGTAATTGCACTGTCTTATTTTTATTTAAAACATAATTACTTGACTAATTCGTATCAAATCGACTCTAAAATCGACTTTATCTTCTACCCTACCAATCTATCAACAAAGATATAAAAATAGAAATTTACCCTCAAAACGATCGATTTAGTTCCCATAACTTCATATAAAGAATGTAATGACATACGCCAGTATAAAAATAGTCCCTTTGATAAGGGATGGTAGTTTCGCAGCGTAGCAAGAAAATAATTTTGGGATAGACCATATCAATTACTAAATATATGTCAACACAAACAGAGAATAAAAATAAGAAAGATTAATCAACAGAAAGGAACATAATACTATGTCAACATTTAAAATACAGTTACCTACATATTTTGAAACACAAACATTAAATTTAACACCATTAACAGTATTAACTGGTTATAACAATACTGGTAAAACAACAATTCTACAACAATGTCGATCACAATACTCTTCAGCACAATATTTTAAATGGAAAGAATGCTCTATTGCTTTGGCAGATATAGAACATAATATTATGATCAATAGTGTAGTTATATTAGAGCAGCCAGAATGCGCATTACATCCTATTCTACAATTAGAGATAGCCGACAAAATAATTGAATTAATGAACCGATCACAGATAACAATAGTTGAAACTCACAGTGATCATATTATAAACAGGCTTACTAGAAGATATATTGAAGGTGTAGTTACTGATGAAGATATGACAATTTATCATTTAATAAAAGAAAACTCAAAGACTAAAATAGATCATGTTCCTATAGATAAAGAAAAAGGAATTTATTACGAGAAGCCAAGTTTCTTTTATCAAATCATAGAAGAAACCGAAGCAATTCTTCAGGCAGGTTACAATAATTATATTAATAGATGTGTAGAAATAGAGAATAAATAACTATCAATTATCAAGGAGGACATAAAAATGGATAATAAAACAATGACAGATATAATTCTGATTTGCAAAGGACACTATGATAAATCTAAACATGAAACAAAATTAGACGCACTTAGTTCATATTACAATTCATGTTACAGAAGAGGAAATATTCAAGTTTCGTTACTTCCAATAGAATTTATATTTAAGGTATACATAAAACCAACAGTATTAGAAGCAATCAAAAGAGATTCATCATTAGCAATGTATCTCTTTCAACCAACAGTGTTAGAATCTTACAAATGGAATAGCCGTAAATTAAAATCAGCAACAGAAGTAATGTACTACAGATGTATCACTCTAATACAAATGATAAAACCTAGTACATTTAATTTATCATTACCAGATGAAGATAATCCAATTATTATAATCTAATCACTATCCTATCCATAGGAAATTACTGAATTCACAACAAGATTTTAATACCAAATAAAAAATCTATTATACAACCAATTTATCATCGAAAGGAATAATTATGAACAATTTTGATCAAGAAATATCAAAGTACAGGAAGAATACAGGAAGTAATATTTCTAAGATTGAGAAGAAATCAAAACACAAGCATCAATATGAGGAATGTATTATAAGATATAAGTTTTCTTTTATGGGAAAGAATAATCTTCATACAGAATTAAGTAGCTATTGTACTATCTGTGGAAAAATAGGTGATAGATTTAGCAAAGAGAAAAGTATTGTAGAAGAAAAAACTATTCATAAGCAGTTACCTAATGGAATGAAATACCTAACTCATATGTCTGGTAAAGAAATATATGAACAATATCATGACATATTACCTGTATTCAATGCTGAGTTTAGTGATAAATATATAGATCTTAATCAGAGAGAAAATTAATGAAAAATAATCATATAGGTACATCTCATATGCACCCAAATGAAAATTATCAACCAATAACAAGCAATCAAATTTTTACGGAGTAAATGGGCGTTAGACCATTTACGAAGTTATTATACTTTTTTATATATTTATGCTTTTTTTATATAACTCTTTATGCTTTTATACTATATACCTACTTTTTGGGAAAATTTTCACACAGAATTAAGTACCCCTTTGGGAAAATTTTCACACAAACTTAATAGGTAGTGTTAAATCTTTGGGAAAATTTTCACACAGAATTTTTTAACGAAAGGAGCGATTAAAATCGACAACTATATTTATCTATCCGAAAAAGATAAAAAAATAACATCAGTTGGATTTTCAAAAAAAGAAATCAAAAATCACAAAGGTATTTCAGGTTTAAAATACTATCTCATCATATTATATCTAAGGAAACATGTACAAACATTTGGACAAGTTACTCTCACACTTAATGATTTGCTACAAGAAATTGGATATTCTACAAAAACAAATAATAAATCCATATACTCTGATTTTCGAGAAATTATTAAAACAGAACTAATAAACAAAGGTTATGCAAGCTGTAATACAGACATTTTTGTTGTTAAACCAAATGATTTATTTTATCTTCAATTATCTTATGAACGTAATGTTTTTTTTACAGAGGACAGTTTTGTACAGATTACTATTTCTGAATATGAAAAAATCTGTTCTCTCTCATCTAAAATTAATAAATCTATTCTATTGGGCATTTATCTCTATATAAAGCAATTTATCATGAATTATCCAGGAGATATTGCACCTGCTAAGATTTCTTTTCCATCTAAATCTCAAATTGCCAAAGGATTAGATACCTCTATCTCAACAGTTGAAAACGGATTATCTGTTTTAGAATCCTATAAACTAATTTATATAAGAAGAGATATGTTTGTGGAGAATAAAAAAGAAGAAGGTGTGTTTGTTCCTACAAGAAATGTATATGCTCTTGATCCAATGGAATTAGAAGGTGATTCTGTTTTAATCGAATTAGAAAGAATTTATGGAAAGAGAATATATAACAAGGATGACGTGCCTGGTGAAATAAGATATTTAACAAAAATGAAAGGAGAATAAAAGTATGGGAAGAATGGTAAAAATTACAGGAACAAATGAAATAGGTGATTCAAATCAATTATATAAAATTGGCACAAAATGGTTCAAGAACAAAGAACATTATATTAACACATTAAAATCATCCAATATTTCATATCAAACAGTATTAGATTTATTAGAGTCTGATAAAAATTGTTTATTTTCTGATAACGTAAAAACTAAGATTATTAAGTTATTAGAAAACGAATTGTAAATAAGAGAATAAACATATGACACAAATTAACGCAACACTATAAAAGGAGCGACATACATGGAAAAATATTTAACAGAGAAAGGAAACAAAAAATTATATGAATTATACTACACCAAAAATTTATGTAGATCCATCAGAATATAGAGGGCTGATCTACGAATCAGATTTTGACACTACTAACGCTACTTCCCACAATATTGCGGCGAGAATTGAATCAGATATGCGGTTCAATCGAGCATGTCGGTTAGGGAAAGTCTATGATCAATATACATATAAGAGAGGTATTAAAAATGCTTAGATACGAAAATATTGGAACAGTTTGTATAAAAATTGACTTACATAATAGGAATTATTCAGTAATTGCTATTGCTAAATGGAATAAAGAGACAGAAAAATATATGACTACATTATATTTAAAAGAAAATAGTGTAGAGCTGCTTGATCTCATGGAAAAATATAAAGATGTCGAATTTGCTTCAGACTCCTCTTCTATCCGTAATGATATATTACAGGAAGTATCGAAATTAAATGATCACGATTCATTCAAATATTACATGGATCGCTACGATCTTGAACAAAAATGTTTCGATAGAGGCTTGGAAATTGTTACTAGAGAGGAATTAAATAAATGAATATTATGAACTGTACATGTGAGTATTGCGGACAACTTCATCATATTCCAGGATGCCCTAATTATAAAGAATATAAAAGCAATGTTATATGTGCCAAATGTGGCGAAGAAATTTGCATTGGAGACAAATATGTGCGAAATGATGTTGGACAATATGCTCATGTAGATTGTTTTGATAGAACTAAAGATATGGCTATTTTTCTAGGCTATAGGATTTATGAAATGACGGAGGACGATTATGGAGAATAAATATAATAGCGAAGATTTGTATAATATGGCAGCGACTCTTCCTCTATCAGAGTGTCCGATGAGTAATATGGTTGATTGTACTGGTTGTGAATCTTTGCATGTGTGTTATGAAGAGAATAATCCGATAAATGATGAATGCAAGGAGGAATTTTAAATGAATAAACAGGTGGTGATATAATATACATGAGTGAATTTGGAATCAAAATTAAAAACATTGAAGCAAGCACTCTTTATGAGTATAACAATGGTGTCAGAGATCATTATGAGTATAAAGATGCAATGTTTACAAATAGCCTTTTTAGTGACTTTCTAAAAGAAAACGGATTAAAAGTATGGAAGGAAGAATCTACACGAGATATAATTTGTTTAGAATTTAACTTTGGTTCTCGTTCATATGAAGAAGAAATTGCACATTTACAAAAAGTTGCCAAAAATGCTAGAACTGAATACAAATTAGCAAAATCATATGGTTACAAAAGCCAAATTCAAAAGCAAAGAAATAAGCGCAAAAAACTTTCACAATTATTTCAAGAAGCAAATAAAAATAAAGATCGTTACCATAAACATACCAAGGAAGAAATCAGAAAGTTATTTTACAATGATGGTGTGAATGTTGAATATATCACCAGAAAGAAAAATGGTGATATTATAAAACGAGAAATTATTCATTATAAAATGCTTTATAGAAGTACAGGAAAAGCGAAAAAAGGATCATGTATGTTTATATGTGATCGTCTTTATAAAAAAGCAATTAAATTCTTATATATGGGCATTCGGCTTCCGAAAAGGAATTCTCCTACAGTCGAAATCAGTGCATATGCCCCACTTATATCAAGTGCCATTGTTGGTAAAGTCAAAATTAATCCCAAGAATATTTTAATATTAAAAGATGTTGACAGGTCGTTTTTTACTAAAGTTGTCAGTATTGAGACTGATGAAAATAAACATTGTTACGCAAAACATATTGATAATTATGAATTGAAGAATACAATGTTTGATGGACAAGCTCTAATTGATTCTAGTATTTTTCCAACTTGGGGGAATGGATATATCCTATTAAGACATCATTTTTGTAAAATGGCAGCGTTCAGTACAAATATTCAACAGTTTTTCAGAGATTATTTTGGAGAAAACTATTACTCTGCCATTGTAAAAGATATGTTTGGAGTTGAGCATTTTGTCAAGGATATTGAGTTGATCACAACTGACAATGCTATGAAATGGTTGAAATTTGATAAGTCGTATGAATATTGGTGTGACAGAGTTTATGAAAATGGTTGCATGTTTGGCATTGTGAAGACAGCACATGAAAGTAAGCTTGGTGAAGTTCAGAGAATGAGTTATCAAATGGTGAACTCTCTTGATGAAGAAATAATGCCAAATGTTGTAAAAGAAAGTGTTGAGTATATTAATAAACTCAAACAGGACAATTCTGAGTTTCTGAAATATCTTGAAAAGAATAAAAATTTTTCAAATGATTATGAAGTTTTAATTGCTTTGTGTAATCAAAATCCAGATTTTGTAAGAAGTTCATACTTTCGTGACAGAAAAAAAGCTATTATTAAAGGATACGTGTTAAATATGAAAAGTGGACGTATCATTCAAAATGCAGAAAATCTAGTAATAGTTGGATCTCCATATGCAATGCTTTTATATGCCGCTACTGGAAACGAATCTGATGTGGATAATGATAATACATTCTTTACAGAAAACAATACAATCCAATGTTACACTGAAAGATTTAATAGTGGCGAATATCTAGCTTTCTTTAGAAGTCCTTTCAATAGCAAAAATAATCTTACATATCTTCACAATGTATACCATAAAAATCTTGAAAAATATTTTAATCTTGGAAAACAGTGCATTGCAGTAAATATGAATGGAACAGATTTTCAGGATAGAAATAATGGAAGCGATCAAGATTCTGATAGCGGATATACAACAAATCAGTCTGATATTGTTGAACATGCAAGAAACTGTTATCAGAATTATCCTACAATTAAAAACAATATTCCAAAGGAAAAAAATATATATGGTAAATCAATGGATGATTATGCTGGCATTGACAACAATTTAGCAAAATCACAATTGGATATTGGGGAATCAAGTAATTTGGCTCAAATTGCTCAAACATATGCTTGCAATTTTGATGATAAAAAATACATTGACTATGTATGCATATTGAGTGTTTTAGCGCAAGTTGCTATTGATAATGCAAAAAGAAGATTTGATATTGACTTAACTGGTGAGATTAAAAGAATAAAAGATGACATGGATATTAAGACAAATCTTTATCCTTCTTTTTGGAAAATAATCAAACATAGATTTAATGATAAAAACATAAATAAAGATTTAAAATGTCCTATGAATTACTTATATGATTTGGATTTAATGAAGTTTCGCAATGTAGATACCACTTTACCAATGTGTCATTTTTTTGTTAAATATGAAATGAAAAGTAATATTCGTACTTGTAGAAAAGTTGAAGAAATTATAGCAAAATATTCATTGAAATTATACGAAATAAACGATGATGCAGAAAATGAGGATTATTTATTACTTAGAAAAGATTTTGATGATATAATTTGCGAAATACAATCAATTAAAATATCGAAGAATTATCTTGGGTTATTTTCTTGGATGATTGATCGTTCGTTCAAAATTCTTCCTGGTTCAATTCGTAATCAAAAAACAATATCTTCTGTTCTTAATAAAAATAAATCATTGTTGCTAAAAGTATTATATAATGTAAATTCAGCAAATTTGCTAAAATGTTTTTCAAAAAATTGTTAAAATGCACATTTTTTGTACAGACTTAATTATTTTACTATATCAAAAAGCTAGTAAAATCAACGGTTGTAGCAGTTGTAGTTAAGTGAACTTATGAGGAGAAAGTGGGCAATGAAACTTTATCTATGTATAATAGCGTAAATTTGCGTGTACTTAGTACAATACCAACACAACTATCCTCTCCGCTTAAATGCAAATGCGGAATAAAAATATGCAACGATCGTTTTTATTACAAAAGAAAAGCCCTCTTAATTGAGGGCTATGCCGTAAGGCTAAAAACAATGAAATCAGCTTTTCCTAGCTGATAAAACAGAGAATATATAATTGTCGAGAGACATTATAATATTTCGTCTAACATATAGCTATAAATCATTGCTGTGACGCTATGTGAAAAACTTGTATATGTGTGCGCCAAACCAGGTAAGTGCAGCAAGCGAGCCTGTACCATATACATTCTGTGGAAGATATATGGATTCATGCCTACGGGTAGCAAATCAAGGCGTTTTCAAACAGATAATACATTTCATAAAAACAACTCTTCTTTTAGCAGTAGTTGTATTTTCGTTCTGAAGGTATAACTACTGCACTCTTTTTGGGAATTAGTTCAGTTTGGTAGAACACATGATTTGGGATCATGAGGTCGTAAGTTCAAGTCTTACATTTCCAATTTGCGGTAAGGTGTAAAGGTGCACACTAGTCTCATAAACTAGAGGGTCTGTTCGAGTCAGAGTCACGCTACTCTTCCACTTTTCTTCACTTGTGGATGAAACTAAAACAGAAAGGTGGTTTTTACAATCGCAAGAAAAGCGAAACTAAAAGATGATGGAATCTTATTTTGTGGTAATAATGCAAAAGATGTTACTGGATCAATGATTTATATAAGATTTGCAAATAAACAAATTTTACTTGAATGTGGCTTATTACAGGATAATTCATATTTGGCAGCTTATAAAGCAAATTCAGAAAAATTTAAATTTAAGCCTGATGAATTGGATTACGTGTTTGTTGGACATTCGCACATTGATCATATCGGATTATTACCCCGTCTTATTAAAGAAGGATTTCATGGAAAAATAATTATGACATACCCATCTTCGGTTATGTCGAAATATTTATTACTTAATTGTGCTTTTATTGTAAATGATGAGGCACGAGTTTTATCAAAAAGATATAATAGAGAATACGAACCATTATATACTGAAGAAGATGTGTATAAAACACTGGACTATATTTATGTATATAATGAGTATAATCATGTTTACAAATTAGATGATGTGATTAGTTTTCAATGGTTTAAAAATTCTCATTGTGTAGGAGCTGCACAGTTACAGCTTATTTTAAATGATGGAATAAAAACAAAGAAAATTCTATATACTTCTGATATTGGAGCGTTAGATACTAAAAATCATTATGTAGAAAATACAGAAATCCCAATTACCTTTTCTGATGTGTCAATAATGGAATCAACTTACGGTTTAAATACTAGGGCTACAAAGAAAACTCGTGAATTCGATGTTGAACATCTACGTGTTGCTATAGAAACAGTATTGGAAAGGCAAGGTTCTATTATTCTTCCTGCGTTCTCATTTTCACGATCTCAGGAATTATTAACAACACTATATCTCCTATTTGGAGAAAATGAAGATTTTAAAACAGATATAGTTGTTGACTCAATGCTAACCTGTGATATATGTCAAGCTTACGAAGATGTTCTTGACTCAGATTTTTGTGAATTATGGACAAAAGTTTATAATTGGAAAAATGTAAAATATGTGCGTGAAAAAGTAGAATCGAAAGCATGGGTAAATGATCCGATACCTAAAATTGTAATCTCAAGTAGTGGTTTTTGCACAAATGGGAGGATATTATCTTATCTTGATAAATATTTACGTGATATCAATTCTATGATTTGTTTCTCTGGATTTGTAGGAACAGATGATTCTTATTTGTCATATAGAATAAAAAATGGCAAAACCCATAAAACAATCAATATAAACAAAGTTCCTGTACCTAATAGGGCAGATTGTATAACGATGAACACGTTTAGCTCCCATGCCAATTTTGACGATTTATTAAAATTCGGTAGTAATTTGAATACAAATCAGCTTGTTTTAGTACATGGATCTACAGAAGCAAAAAATTGTTTAAAAGAACATTTACGAGAAGAAATATCTAAAAATGATAAGAGTTATAAAGTGAAGTGTTCTGAAAAGGACATGATTATAGCGTTATAGATAGTGATAAATAAAATTTAACGAAATGTAAGGTGATCGCCTATGAAGAAATATATTTTTGGTTTTCTTACTGGTATATGTTTATTACCAATTATAGATTCGATTACTGAATTAATACAAACTGCTTTGAAAATTCCCAAAGGAGAATTAAGTAAAAAGGTCTTAAAATTGAATAATGAAATACAGGATCTTCAATTCGCATTAGAACCAATAGACACACACTGCATTGGTTTTGAAGCACCATCAAATGAAGAATATTTAGATGACGAAAATGAAGAAGATCATAAAAATAAAATAGGATTTTAAGGAGAGCACACTGCTCTCCTATTTTAGTTGATAAGGAGAAAAAGGAATAATGGTTAAGATTACTGAATCAGAGGAGAAAATTACTGCTCCTAAGAAAACAATTAAATTAGACAATATTTCTGTAAAGGATTTAAGATTTGTAGATGTGAAAACTGGTGAAGATTTATCTCAGCAGGTAATTGATGCAATTCCATTTGAGTCAATTGGTTTCAAGATCACATTTGAACTTCCTGTAGAGGAAGGTTCTGAAGAGTAAGGCGGTGGACGACATCGAGAAGAATGAATTTCTTAGAGAACAATTAGACTTACTCAAGAGAAAAAGAACAGACGAAAATTTAGAGTGGCAAGATGTTGCTGACTTTCGTTCTGAATTTAATGGTGATTTAGAGCACAGAGATACAGTACGTAAAGGTAGTAAATTACTTTATGAATATATTGATGCTGGATGGGTTAATGAACCAGTAGAAACAGAAAATAATTCAGATAATTCTGAGTTAATTAAAATGCGTAAGGAAAAGATTAAGCTTTCCGATGCAAGGGTTGAGTACAATCGACTTATTAGACAAGAAGCTCGTAAAGAATCATATGTAGATATGGTAAAACGAATAATTTGCGAAAATGTTGAACCAATGAATATTCCAGTGCATTATACTTTATTCAATAGTTCAACGGATCTTTTGGTTCATTTAACTGATATTCATACAGGTATTGAAATACATAATTGGAAAAATGATTTTAATGCAGACATTTTGAGACAAAGAATCGAAAAGTTCACTTCTGACATCTTAGATATTCGTGGACAACATGATTCAGAAAATTGTTATCTTGTAATTGGAGAAATTCTTAGTGGAATTATTCATAATAACCTTCGCTTGCAGAATAATATGGACTTAATGGAACAGTTTAAATATGTTTCAGAATTGATTTCTGCTATGCTATCAAGAATGGCGAATCACTTCAGTCATATCTATGTATATACAACGCCTGGTAATCACTCTAGGATCTCTCCTAAAAAAGAAGAAGCTTTAGATGGTGAAAATATGGATGTACTCTTACCTTTCTATTTAAAGGCAAGAATGCAGAATGTTGAAAATATTACAATTTGTGATAATACAGTTGAACCTGAAATAGCAATGTTTAATATCCGTGGAAATAATGTGTTTGCTGCTCATGGACACAAGGATTCACCAAGTAATGTTGTACAGAATTTCACGATGATGTTCAATATAAAGCCAAACATTGTGTTACTAGGACATAGACACACTAATGGATTGACTACTGTTTATGATACAAAAGTTATTGAGTCAGGATGTTGTTCAGGTTCAGACAATTATGCGGTATCAATTCGTAAAGTAAATAAGCCAGAGCAAACAGTTTCTGTTATTGGAGAAAATGGATTGATTTGCTTGTATGATATTCAATTAAATTGATTAATTATTTTACGACAAAGTAGGCTATGTACGGAGATGCATAGTTTTTAATATTAAGACAAGTGACTGTGAGAACAGGACTACTCTTCTACTTTTGGGTAGTCCGACTCGTATGGGCATTATAGAGTCACTGCTATGATGCAAACAGACCTGAACCCAACAGGCGATTAATAAATGGGAATAACTTCGGTTTTTGGCTGACGAAGCCACTTTGAGGGAGTGTACCTTATATGGACGCTACCCTCTTTTTAATTGAAAAATAAAAAAATAATTGTGAATGAAAGGAATTAAAAGAATATGAATAAGACAGAGTTAGTAAAAAATGTAGCAGGACAGATTGATGGAGCAACACAGAAGGATGTTGCAGTTCTTGTAGATATAGTCCTTGAGACAATTGTTAATACAGTAGCATCAGGTGAGAAGGTATCTCTTGCAGGTTTCGGTAATTTCGAGGTTGTTGAGAGAGCTGCACGTATGGGCAGAAACCCAAAAACAGGCGAGGCACTTGAGATTGCAGCTTCTAAGAGTCCAAAATTTCATGCATTAACAGGTTTTAAAAATGCAGTCAAGAATGCTTAGTTTGAGGGGATGTGATTAACATAAAAGCAGATATTGTTGAAAGAAACTTTACAGACTATACGGAATTAGTTGTAGATATTGAAAATACATATTTTGACTCTAATATGGACAAAACATTGGATTGTGTAGAAATTATTGCAAAGTATGAAGATGCAAAGAATATCATTGCTGAGTTAGTAGAGAATGGTCACGATCTGGCTCATATTTCAGATTTCGCTCGACCAGATCATGATAATTACAATGATGAGTATCTTATTGCTTTAGATCATGAAGGTATTTGGTGTGAACCTGCTAAACGTGAAAATGGATACTTATATGCTACAGGAGTAGTTTGTTATGTAATGGATAATTGTAATTCAAAAATTATTTCACGTATCCAGTCTAAGGTAGTATATGAAGTCAGTATTGGTGATGATAATTGTGATGGTGATTGTGACCACTGTGATTGCAAGGAAATTGATAAAGATTACTATTCTATCAATGGCAAGCAGGTGTCTCAGGCAGAGTTCGAGAAGAAGACGAAAGAAATTCAGAAGACTTATGATTCATTAAATGATGGGCTTGATATAGCAGACGCATTTTCAGAGATTTACAAGCGGTTAATGAACTATGCATGTTATCTGGATAAATTAGATGAATCATTTTGGTATTAACTAATAAGAAATATGGGGGTGTGTGGTGTACGCTGCACACTCTTTTTGTATGGGCGAGATTGGTCTATGTGAGGATCGTAACCTCAGTCGTCCACTTTTGATAAAGGTACGAATGTCCACTCGTGGCTTTAGTCATGAGCAAGTGAGCATTTATTATGGAGAATATTATATTTGAAAGGAAGTGAGATTTGATGGGTAGAAAAATACAGCATAATAATATTGTTACTAATGAGTTATTGTCTCAGTGCAATAAAGAGAATATAGAGTTAGGAAATGACTTTTTGGATTATCTTCATTCAGTTGATAGATCCCCAAATACAATTAATGCATATAGGCGTGACCTTTATATTTTCTGGGTGTATTTACTTCAGCATTGCGACAACAAATTCTTTATTGATTTATCTAAGAGGGATATTGCTCGTTATCAGAGTT